AGGAACCAGCACCACGGATTCCAGAATGCCAGTTCCAGACTGCCGACGATGATGACAAGATTGTAGACGATGACGAGGAACAGTTTCAGATTGTCCGACATTCTTTCTCCATTGCTTTATCCAGAAGTTTGATGACTTCCGGGTGTGTACGGTTCTTGGCGAGGAAGCCCTCCATGTTGCGGCCAAAGGAGAGTTCAACCTCGAAATCCTTTTTCATGCGCGACACAAAGGAGTCGATCCGGTCCTCACGTTCAACCGTGGTTTCCAGGTGAAGCCGTGTGACTGCCTCTTTTTCGACAGGAATCGGCATCCATTCAATCGAATTGGTGTCGGCGTACCACAAGGCTACCCTTGGAGTGTAATCGATCTCATCCGCCCGTTGGCGCATGATGCAACCGGGATTCACCAGGAGACATCCGGTTTCCTCATCCTTGTACTGAAAGGATTGGTGGTTGTGTCCACTGACCACAAGGCTGTAACCCATCTTGCCGTAGATTTTCGCCAGATTTTCCGCTGTCGTACCAATCAAAAACGGATTAGTGTCCTTAAATAAGTAAGTCATCTCATGAGTCAGGAGAGCACACTTCTTGATGTTATTGGCAGGAAGCCCGGCTTCGGTGTTCCATGCCTTGGAGTAGACATTGACTGCACCTACGCCATGAAACTCTCCCGGTATGCAAACTGTGCCGTTCGCCAACAGCACAGCCAACCCGCTCTTGTCAAACAACTCCATGCTGTGCTGGGCAAGATCGTGGTTCCCCGGTACTGTCCAGACATCTTTCGGCATCCGCTTGATGGTCCACTGAAGCAGGTAGGGTGTCGGCTTCCAATGATCGAACAAGTCACCGCCGTCAAAGATGGGACACTTAAACTTCTCCTGCAAGTCGGAGAGCCATTTCAACTTGCGCTCCTGGGTTGCCATGAAGTCATCTGTACGGCACTCGGGAGTATCCTCCCGGATATGCCAGTCGGAAGTCAGGATGGCATCCGGCGGGGTCTCCCGTTTCTGATCTTTACGAATGAATTTCACTTCAACACCTCCTGTTCACACAACGGACACACATCCGGCATCTCGGCATGGAACTTGGTTTCCAGTTGTTTCAGATCGGTGTCCTGTTTGGTTTGAGCGGCATACAAGCCTTCAAACGACCGGATCAATCCAGCCAATCTGAACTCCTCGTCTTCCAGTGTTCTCACCTCAGTTGCCACTGACAGGATGAACTCCATTTCAGTCTCGGCATCAGTGGTGTCGGGCAGTATATCCAGTGTGTTTTGATTGGAGCTTAACTGGGTGATGACGGCAAATAATCTACCGGCATCTGAATCCAGTTGATTGATCTCCTGCTGAACAACAGTCAGTTCCTCCACGATTCGCAATCCATCGGTCGGATCACCGATACGGGATACTGCCAGTTCCGCCGTCTGTAGCTGATTGATGACGGTTCCGAGATCGGCTTCGGCTTCCAAAAATCTTTCTATCTCCCTTCCTGTGGTTGTAATGTAACCAAGTTCAATCTCCATCTGCGGCAGATTCTCGTAAGCCGCCAGCTTCTCCGCGACCCGGCTTTGTTCACTCTGAGCAATCCCAATGTCCAGATTATTCTGCCGAATCATGGAATTGACGTTGCTAAACGTGGTGTCGATCACCTCCAGCTTGGCAAGCTCGTTCAGCTTGCGGCTGATGTCCGGTCCCGGGAGCGAGATCAGGAACGGCGCATCCAACTGTTTCTGGATGTTGATGTCCGTCAGGTTCAGCATGGTCTCCACACTGGGCGGCACAGTCTGACCGAAGCCGGTCAAGGGAGCTTCCATTGAGGACAGTTGATATTGGTTGTCACCGGGAGCTTTGCCCTTGGAGCGCACGATCTCCATGCCGTCTACGACCAGTGAAGCGAAAGTCTCCTTGGTGTTCCAGCGACGAAAGGCATCCCCGGAAGGGCGGTTGAAGGCGATCCAGCCCAGGGCGCGGAGCAGAGCCGTCTTGCCACTGTCACTGGAACCGACAATGATGTTTACATGCGGGTGAAGATCAATGGAGACATCCTTCCAGCTTTGGAAGTTGTGAACTGTGAGTTTTTCAATCATGATTGAATACCCTTTGGGTCTAACGGTCGTCCGTTCTCATCTGTCGGAACAATCTCCGTAACTTGGGGCCACGGTGGTTTGATACGGGGTTCGTTCTTGGTGCATCGGATAATGGACTGACATTTCAACAATACCAACCGAGCTTCGGCCTTGGAGGTCAAGGGAGAGGCTAAAACCACCTGTTCCAGACCTTGACCGCCACCGTTCCGGCACTTGTAGCGGTAATGTAAGGCATAGTGAAAGGAGGTCATAAATCGCGCCTCCGAGTAAACCGCACCGACTTGTCCACAGGTTGGTTGTAATCCGGCGTCTTCACCTGATTCTTGAAATACTCCGGTCTGACCCACGAAAAGAACTTCTCCAGCTTCATCACAATCCAGGGGTCTTCGTGGTCGTTGCGCCGGAAAGTCAGATACCTGTCCAACTCCGGTTTATGGAAGTGATGAGCCAGCCGCTCGTACAACCCCGACTGAAAGCAGATGCACTTGTCACGCCGATCCTTCTTAAAGATCAGGAGTGCCCAGCGTGTCCCGGCGTTCCGGCTCTGTTCAAGTGACTGATCCAGGAAGTCATCGATGGGATAGCGGGTGCCGTCTTTGAGGCAGTCGATGACATCCAGTATATCCCAGTCACCGTAGCCGATCTTGAGTTCGATACAGCACAGCTTGGTCAGACTCTCAGCCTCGGAACAGGTGGCGGTGATGTCGCCATAGTGTCCTGTGGTGGTCTTGCCGACTCTGCCGCGCACGGTTGCCATGCCGCCCGACATCGCGGTTCTCCAGTACCAGTCATCGTGTTCGCCGTTGCTGTACCACATGGAGAGATCGCGGCAGGTTTCGCGCTCAAAGTTTGCTCCCTTAGCCATACGGACACATCCTTTCAAGATGAGGTTCCAAGAACCTGACCGGCTTTTGTGTGACCTGCGCGTAGCAGATTTCCCGTGCGGTGCTTTCTCCGATGTAATCTCCGATATTGATCACCAAGACTTCATCTGCCATGTCGATTTTATGCAAGTGGAGTTCATCTAACATCTTTTTGGTGTCTCCGGACATGTCGAGACCTTCCATGTGACCGAATAACCCCACACTCAACACGATATTGCCTTTCAAGGTCTCATCCCGCATAGCAGACTCAAAGTGCTCCTTGAATCGGGTTGAGCCACACAGGCAGACAACAGTTGGGATTGGGCTTTTCTCAAACTCCGCCACTACTCCACAGAGTTCACACTTATCACCTGACAGTGAGGAATGTTCCCCTTTGCTTATCAGATTGATTACTTGCCGATACGATTTCATGACTTTTCTCCATCTACCCATAAGTCCAGTGAACAACCTATAACCCATATAGCGAGGTGAATGAGTCGAATTGCAATCCAGGCTCTGATACGAAGTTTCCGACTTAGCTGAATTTTAATGGACAAGACACTGTTCTTATCCAGTTTATCGACCACAACATTTTCTTCCTTAGCCATGATTGATCCTTTCGGTGATCTGCTTGACCACATCCTCAAGTGAACACTGGGCGCGGGTTAGCATCTGAGGATCGAGATCGTTCATCAGCGTGTTCGACCCCTCCTCCACTATCTGTCTCATAATGGATACAGTGTTAGGGTTGACATCGACTGTCACTGTGACGTACATTACTTGATTCCTTTTATCCATTTATCCATGTTATCGAAAGTTCCGAAGCCGTCAACGGCCGTCATTTCCTTAACTGGATCAAGTCCCAGTTCAGTCATCCAGCGCACCACCCGTTTCAACGCCGACTTCACAGGCGGTCGTTTCCATTTTTTCGTTTCAGTGATGTAAACTCCGCGATACTGCCGGATGGCGTTTGCGAGTTTCAGGATTTTGTCTGTTCGGGTCATCTCACTTTCCTCCTAATAGTTCGTTCCACTCCACCAACTTGTCTCCAATCAGAAAAGACTTCAGACCATACTGACGGCAGATGTCGCGGAAGGCGTTCATATCGAACTTGTCCTCCGCAATCTTCACCAGCTTGGTTCCCGGATAAGGCAGACACACCAGCATTCGATTCCTGTCCCGTATCTCCAAGCCTTCCGGTGAGGTGATCATAAGATAAGCCTTGGTTTCCTTGCCTAACTCGCCCCGGAGATACTTGCAGGCGGTCTTTTCCGCCACTCCGGGAATCCCCGGCACGGTGTCGGAAACACAGCCGCCGATCATCTTGACATCACACCATTGTATCGGACTGATACCGTACTCCTCCCGCAAGTCCTTGGTTGTCACCAGCTTCCCCTTCGCCGGTTGCCAGACGCTGGCGTGGTTCAGGAGTTGATACATATCCTCGTCGCCGGAGACGATGATCCAGGCATAGAGCGAGCAGGACTGCAACAGCTTCGCCATGAGATCATCCGACTCGTAGCCGGTCTGCGTGAAGTTGTTCGTGAATCCGATTTGCGGCAGGATTTCATTTCTGAGCAAATTGAACTGGAGCATGTCACGCTCAAACTCCTCCTGTTCCTCCGGAGACTTTGGTTCACGCTGTTTGTAGCCGGGGAAGAACTCTTTGCGGATGTTCCTGCGGCTGTCCCAGAAAAACAGAAACTCCCGTGTCTCAAACTGTTTGTACAGCTTGAGAATCTCCGACAGAAAGCCGAAGATCACTCGGGTTGACTGTCCTTCATGGGACAACTCCTGATGAATGGCAAACCGTGCCCGGTGACACAGGTAGTTGGAGTCTATGAGTAACACACTCATTGATACTTGGGAGTCCTATTCAGTTTCAGACTTTCCTCGATCTCGGTCCATTTGTCCGCCGTCAGTTTGACCAACGCCGGTTTAAGCCGGAACTCATCCACAGCCTGCACCAACTGCTCTGGGGTCATGGCTTCGGCATAACCCAGGGCTTCGGCAACAATGGCTTTCGGCAGTCCCTTGGTCTTGCCCTCTTTCTTCTCCGTGGTCTTGCTGCCGGGAGCCTTGAACACTCCTTCTTCCAGGAGAAAGCCGATGCAGGAACTGTGGTCATCCACTCCATAATCGTAGTAGATGTCGAAATCCACTTCACGGAGTTTCCCGGTCAGCTTGTTCTTGGTCACTCGCGCCTGAGTGTGAGTCCCTATCTTGCGTTTCAGCTTGTCGATGATGCCGGTCTTGTACAGCCAAATTCGATGGGAGCAATAGAACTCCAAAGCCCTGCCCCCAGCCACGGTTTCTTTTGACTGGAACGGACCAGCGTCCAATTTGTCTCTTGTCTGTGACAGGACAATGAGCAATGATCCAGTCTTTTTGATGCGGCGGTTGATGAGTCGCAACATCTTACTGATCGCTTTTTGCTTCTCCAGACTGTATGTGCCTTTGCAACCCTTGCCTTTCGCCAAGGCTTCATGATCTTCCTTAGCTTTCTCCTGTTCCTCCAGCGAGGTCAGACCGTCCAGACTGTCGAGGATGTAAATGAAGGGTTTTTCCTCGTCAAGAATACGATCCAAATTGGCATGGAACATCTGAACCGTATCAGAGGCTTCCGGCACACCTTCTTCATCAAAGGAGGGTGGTTTAAGCCGGTCGGAAAGGCGTTTGCCAAAGGTCTTTTCAATATTGAACGAATCCCCGGACTCGGCGGGGTCGTAGTACAGGTCGTAGTTATCCCATTTATTGTCAATAGACATCTCTGCGACAATAGTGAGTCCGAGCAGAGTCTTGCCGGAGGAGGATGATCCTATGATGTTGACGATCTTGCCCTTGCAGAAGGCTCCCATCGGATTGTCGGAACAGGCGAGATTCAGGAGAGTTGAACCGCTGGGAATCAGATTGTCTGTATCCCATTCACCCAGGTCCACGGCTTCCGGTTCCTCCTGGGCACGGTCTTTCATCTGGTCGGCAAGATCGGCAACATCGTTTTTACGCTTGAAAGCCATTTTATAGTCTCCGGTTGAAATTGAAAGGGGAGGCTCCAGTATGTGTTTAGGGAGGAGGGAAGGGAGGGGTTGCACATGACTGGAGTCTCCCGGAATCATACTCGGTCTCTTACGCCCGACGTTTCAAGGTCGGTTTGGTTTTGGTTGCGGCGGCTTGAGCGGCGTTGCGGTCGTTCAAGTCCTTGCACTTGTCCCAGACCGTACAGGTGGAGCACTCCGGTTTCTCATCGGTATCGACACCGAATTCGTGACCGGCAGGACAGACACCGTCCTCAACCACTTCATCGGCTCCAACTTCTTCTTCCGGTGGTTCCGGTTCGGGTGGCGGTGCGGGCTTGCGTCCGGGCCGTGCCGTCGGAGCAGGGGGGGCGACAGGTGCCGCAGGTGCTCCGGGTCTCCGCAGGGGTGGTCGTCCAGTTGGGGCCGGTGCTTCAGCTTCCGCTGGCTGGGGAGCCGGAGGTCGCGGCGGTGCGGGCCTGGGTGCCGGTGGCGGCGGTGCTGTCGGTGCTCCGGGTCTCCGCAAGGGAGGACGAGCCGGTCCAGTCGGAGCCGGTGGCGGCGGTGCATCATCGTCCAACCCGAGGAACAGTTTCTGGAGTTCCTCATAGGTCGGGCACACCAGCATGGAGTCCAGATCGTAGGTCTGCTCCAGCACCGAGTCATCGTAGTCCTCACGGGCCACGAAGTCGATGATTTTCGCCTTGTAGGTGTCCTTGTAGTCGGTTTCCTCCATCGTCACCTTCAGCGTACTGCCGTTCTGGCACTCCCAGAAAGTCAGCTTCTGCATTTCCCCGGTCCGGATATGTGTATCCAGAAGATCACCGAAGAAGAAGGTGGAGATGTCGAAAATCTGGATTCCGGCATCCGGGTTCTTGATGTCGAACACATTGAACAGTTCGCGGACTTTCTTCTTCAGCCCTTTGACGGTTTCATCATCCGCACTTTCGTCCTTGTCCAACCGGCTGTGTTCCTCGCAGATCGGGCAACGCTTGCCGATGGTAGTCGGACAGACGACCGTGATTTCTTCCGGTCCCACGTTCTTGTGCGTGAAGTATCGCCGCACATACCACGGTTCTCCGGCCTTGACATCGGGATGATGGTTCACTTTCACCATATAGGGCAGGATGTCAATCTGGTTGACCCCCTTAGCCGGTTTGAAAAGAGACACACCATCCGGCAACACCAAGTGCCGCCCGGAGAATGACTTGTTCTTCTCCGCCCGTCGTTTCGTTCTTTCTGCCATTGATTCCATGATCTTCAGTTACCTTTCTCGTTGAATTCTTTCTTGACACGAAGGTATGCTCTGGTGGCCGCCGACACTCCAAGACTGATCCCGAAATACAGAACAAACGGACTTGTGATCCAGACGGCCCACCACAGTATCAGCTTGGAGGTTTCGCTCATTGGTCCTCCTTATGTCGTGCGGCGTTTCATGGTCTGCACAGCTTGTTCATGGAGTCCTGCCTTGGCCGCTTCCAGGTTCAGGTTGCGCGGGACACTGGGAGTGGCAAAGTAACCAGCCACACACAGCCGCACCAAGTCCTGGAGGCTCTCCTTCTTCATCTCAAAAGCGCGGACGGCACTGACGGCGAGATCAGCTTGCTGTTTAGCTTCCGCCACCCGCAACTGGGCGTCCTTGTACTCTGGTCGGATGGTGATGACGGCATCAATCGCGGCTTCCGTCACTTTGACGAGACCAAACTTCTCCGGATTGCCCGCAATGTCCAGTCGCATTTCACTGCGGAGCACATCCAGGTTTTCCTTCACCCGGTCCAGGTTCAGTTTGGCCTGAGCCGAGATTTCGCAGTACTTCATGAACAGTCCCGGCTGTTTCAGCAGTTCGACATCCAGGGCATCCGGGTCGATCTGCAAATCCGCACTGTAGTTCAGTTCTTTTGCCATTTCAGATTTCCTTTCTCTTGCTTGGTTGATTTACTCTCCACTGTACTGACAGCCTTGTATATCGTTCAAAGCTGTTTCCAGTGCTTCTTCAACAGCGGAATCTTCCGCTTCCTTGTTTCGTTCTTCGCGGGCTAACTTGTCCTTTTCAGACTCGTCTTTCACCGGTTCATCATGATCTGCATCGGCGCGTACCTGATCTTCGTCTGGGATGTCAACGCCCTCCAATTCGGAAGCCCATTCCTCGCAGGAACTGGCACGGTCATCAAGCAGTTGACCGGTGTCACCATCCTGCAAACCTTCCGGCATGTTGTCATGCTTTTCCTGCTGAGCCTCACCGAGAGTCCGGATTTCGGAGACTAAGTCGTCCCGTTCCGCGATCAGGTCTTCCAGCGTATCACAGGACAGGTTGTTGATGCGTTCCTCGATTTCCAACTGAGTTGACAGGAACTCGGATTGTGTCAACTGACTCGGTCTCGGTGCCGTTCGTGAAACGTGCCTGCCACCGAATCGAAATTTCCACCAGTAATAGGATTCCCCTTTCTTAATGTCCGAATTCGGAACGTCCTTTCTCGCACATTTTACAAAAGTCGCTTTGGCCATCCGAGTATTCCTTTCTCTTGCTTGGTTGACTTATTGTAGCACTTGGACACAGTTGACTCACCGACTGCCAACAATCATGGCATAACAGTTGTGCCACAATCCGGCGTCCTTGGCATCGAAATAATTGGATTTGAAGGTGTCGAGAATCAGAAACGCCCGGAGATTCTCCTGTCCTTTGCGTATGCACCCCACGGCATACATGAGGACGGCATGTCTGATCTTCTCCGCCGGGGTGCCATTCAGTCCGTTCAGAATCGTTGCCGTCTGTTGCCAAGTGGCACGGTTGTTCATCAGCAGGCGACAGAGTTCCAGCGTCTTGGATTCCTCCATAGCCCGCTGTGCCGCCGCCGCTTTCATCTTCTCTGGCGGCAGGTCGATGATCTTGTCCAGAATCACCAAGGCGGTGCGGCAACTGCCGAGGCTGTCCTGGGCGATCTGAGTCAGCACATCTTCCGGCACATCTTCCACGTTCTCGGCCTTCAGCACCTTCTTCAACAGATGGACGATGTTGCGTTCGGGTAGTGCTTCAAAGACAAACGACATACACCGGGAAAGTATGGGTTTCGACAGATCATCCGGGTCCGTGGTGCAGAGGATGAAGTAGACATGCTTTGGGGTATCCTCCAACGACTTCAGCAATGCCTTCTGGGCATCCCCGGTCATGGCGTGAGCTTCATCAAGAATGTATACCTTGATTTTGCCTTCCATCGGAGACATCACCATCTTCTGCCGAATCTCCCGGATGTTGTCGATGCCGCGCAAGTCCCCTAAGTCGTACTCCCTGATTTCCATCGGAGCACAACCGAGCACAGTGGCGATAACCCTGGCGGCGGTCGTTTTTCCACTGCCCGCAGGCCCGGAGCACAGTATGGCATGTGGAAAGTCACTGTCGCGGCCAAAGACCGTTTGGAGAGCGTTTACGGTGGCCTGATTGCCTTCCAGTTCCTCAAAGGTCTTGGGGCGGTATTTCAGATGAAGCGGCATACTACTCGGCCTCCTTTAATTCCACGATGCAACCGATGTTTCCGGTCCCGGTGCGGTTGTCTCCCATGTAGGCGATCCGGATGGTGTGATGCGGGTAGTGATGTCGCCAGTCACATACGATGCCGGTCTCCTTCTTTGGAACGTAACCGAAGAAGATGTGATCCGGCGGCAGGAATACGCACACCTTGATGGCGTTGGGATCATACTTGTTGTCCGGTTCCGGCACCAGGATGATGTCGGTTGACTTTCCTTGTGTCTTCCTCTGAAGATAGTGTTTGTGTGCAGAATCCAACTGATCCTTGCGGAAGCTGGTTCCCGCAACATTGAACCACAGTGTTGCCGGAGTGTTGTTCATGATCATGACGCTCTCCTTTTGAACCTGGGTTTTGGTTCCTCCGCTACCGGCGGCGTTTCCGGCAGATCGAGTTGTACCGGAACCGCACCGCCAATTCCCAACCACTCGCCGTCGTCTGCTTTCTGCTTTTTGGCCGGAGTCAGTAGGACATCCACGCCATGGATGTGCATTGACCCCTTCTTCTTCGCTCCGAGAATCTTGTCCTTGTCCAGATGTTGGGGAACCGCACCGTTCTCCAGCAGTACCGGACCCGACATCACGGAACGGAAGTCCCGCAGTTCCTGGATGAAATACTCCTTGGCTTCAGCCGTGGAGCCGCCGCCGACGAGGAAGCCGTGCCTCTCCTTCAGCACCATCTGTGCCTGAGGCATGTCACGGGCAGTGATTTGTACCCGGACTCTGAGTTCGGCAATGAATTCCATTTACCTTTCTCCTTTCAGGAAGAATATCCAGCCGCTTACAAGAATCAGCAACAACAGAATATTCGTGCATTGAAGTGAACACAGCATTTCACTTGTCCCTTTCTCTGATTACGATAATAACACAGATCAGAAGCACAGTCACCGGAATCAGTGTGTGCCAGTACAGGATCATGGCGTGGCTCATTCCGGTTTGTACTCCCTCTTGTTGAACCAACTCTCGTTGACCGGTGCGACCTCCATTTCAAACTTCATCGGCACGTTGATCCACTTCCAGGCATCCGGCAGACAAGTGCAGACGAGTTGCTCCGTAAGCTCGTAGTAGTCCCGGAGTTCGTGCGGGGCAATCTCGGCAACCATGCTGTCATGAATCTGTCCCAGCAGTTTGGATTGCCACTGGTTTTCGACAAGTTCATCCTGTAGCCAGATCAGCACCTGGAGCAGACAGTGGAAGGCATCGCCCTGAATCGGGAAATTGAGGACTTGATTCTTCTCCAACTCACCCACGATACGAAACCCGGTCTTGGTGACGAAGAAGCCGTCCCTCAAATATTGGGCATACCACAGTTTTTTCCACTCGGTATAGACCGTGAACCACTCATTCCAGAAGATGTCCTCAAAGCCCTGCACATGCTTCTCAAACTGAGTGTAGGACTTGATTCCCTTGTCTGCCAAGTGCTCATACAGCGGCTGACCTTCCGATGTCTCCAGCTTCATGCGCTTGATCGCCTTCCACATGGCTTTGGCACAGGAGGCATAGTAGTCTCCATAGAACTGGGGAAACACAAACATGTTTTTCCCGCAGTACCGGATTTTCTTAGTCATCTGTTGTTCGGTAAGCTGAAAGCAGTTCATGGCACAGTCCCGGTGCATGTCCTTACTGTCATCACAGAGGTATTCCATCATAACAGGATCGTGGTGATAGGTCGCGGCAATTCGTACTTCGATGCCCGCAAAATCAGCCTCTCCGAAATGAAAGCCGTCCCTGGGAATGATGCAACCGCGAATAGGAGCCGACTGTACCGGGTCTCTCATGGGCATCGACTGAAACGGTGGTCGAGAGCACCCTGATCTGAATGTACTTACATTTGTAAGCTCAAACATCGGGTGGATTATGTCCTCGTCATCCGCTTCTCTGATGATGGACTTCAGGTAGTTGTTCCTGACCACCGACAACTTCCCCATATCCTGAATATCATCAAGGAAGTCAACATCCAAGTCCTGTAGTACCGACTTGTCAACGCTGTTCTGTCCTCCCTTGGTTTTCTTGGGTGGTGTCAACTTCAGGTAATCAAATAGGATATACCGCAGTTGGAGATCGGAGTCAAGGTTGAATTCTCCGCCGAACTTCTTCCGCCATTCAATAATCTCCGGATACTTCTCCATGCCTTTGGCAATGTGGTCGATCTGACGGGTGATGTGCCTGGAGTTGTCCTCGGCTTTCCGGCGATCTATGCGGATACCGTGCTTCTCGATGGCAGAGAGTACCCGCTGACCGTCATGAAAAAGCTGGTAGGCTTCCTTGGTAATGGGTTCAAAGATCATTTCACTCTCTCCATCTGCATCATTGCCAAGTTGTAACCGATGAGGCTGTCCATCGCACAATACTTCATGACTTTCTCCAACGGAGCCTCGGCCATGCGGTTGAAACTGTTGGCATCCTTTTCGTCCTTGCCGCGAATGAACGGCTCGGTCCAACTGGAATAGTCCTTGACTCCGAAGTGAACCAAGCCCTGAAAGTCCAGACCCTTGGTTCCCGCCCGGTTGTCACTGAGATGCGCGGCAATCATGCTGTCCCAGGCCCAGTTGTTGACATCACACTCCAGAATTACGGACGACCAGATGTCCTCAAACTTCATGTTGTGTGCCATCTTGCCGATGTTGGGATTAGTGAGCAGTGTTTTCAGTGGAGGAACCGTGACAGGTGTGATCGGGAAACAGATGGAGTCTCCTGCTTTATAACAGATGGAACAGCATAGAATCCGATGTCCCCGTTTCTGCGGCTTTAGTCCGGTGGTCTCGAAATCGAATTCCATAAGACCCGCTTTGAGAACATCCATTTCCTCCACGGCATCCTGTTCCGAGACAACAAAGAGGTCGTTATCTATCAACATATCCGGCATGGTCTCACCGGCATTGTTCAAAGCACGATACAAGTCCTGCTCCCATATCACCTGAGCCACATTCTCCCGTGCCGCTCTGCCGTACTTGTCCTGACCCTGCCGCATGACATACGAAGGATGGTACGTCGGGCATACCCAGGCACCCAGGTCATGGTCAGGTATGCAGTAGCCGCGAATCGTTGAAATGGAGACCTTTTCCGGCCAGAATTCGGTCAGCCACTGGTTGAGTGCCGTGCCACCCAAGAGGATGATGGTCCTCGGATGCAACTCCTGAATGACAGGAAGCACCATCTGCCGCCAGCAGGATTTATACTGCACTTCATCCGGAGTCTCGTTGTCCACCGGACGGCAGTTGACGGCATTGATCTTCCAGCAGTCCCGGTCCAGATCGACATCGAACTTGGCGAGGCTCTTTCGCAGACACTGTCCGGCAGGTCCGATGAGTTGAGTTCCCCGAGCATCCTCCAGTTCACCGGGAGCCTCGGCAATGATGAGGACTCCCATCCCGCCTTGACCTGTGACCGGCATGTAGGGGGTCTTGCAGGTCTTGTACAAGCCGCAGGCATTGCAGTCCAGCACGGTGCCTGGAGCAATGCCTTTCCGGCGACCTGTCCTGGGTTTGTCCCGGACTTCAAAGAATCCTTTCATAACGATTCTCTCAATTCAATAATGAGTTGCAGTTCTGTGGAAGTCAGCGAATTGACATCAGGATGAATAGGCTCACCAAAATCATTTTGCAACACAAAAAATTGTTCAAAATACAATCTCCCCTGTGGATCATGTCTCCGCACAGATAGAAGTCCCATTCTATCTCCAATATCTGTAATGGATGCGTCTGGAAATAGTTTCCATTGTTTTTTCATAATCACTCCTTATCCGGAAACACGATGCACAGTGCGTGTGCAAACCCCTCTGACTGGAACACCATGCGGTTGTCTCCGATGGTTGCCGTGGGATTCAGCTTGAAGATGTCCAGCAGGAAGTCCGTGTTGACCCAAAAGGAACAGTCCTTTCCGGCAAACTTGACCCGGCAGTATTCCTTGAACCGTCCGTTCTCTCCCTTGGCGGCTACCGTGAACTTCCCGCCGGAGATCGTGACTTCCACCATGCGTTCCCGGCTGGACTTGGCGGTGATGAACACTCCTGCACGTTCCATGATGGCGGGAAGCTCCTTCGGGAACACCAACTCGGTGCCTTTGACCTTCAGGACTTTGCTCATGTCCGGATAGGGATCGTTCTCGTCCTTCACATGCTGTTTGCAGGAGTACATGGTTCCATTGGCACACTTGAAATGCACCCAGTTTTCCGTGAACTTGACCGCCGTGGTCCCGTAGTCCGCCAGTTTGGAGAGCGAAGTGTACGGAACCAGTGAATCACAGTCCGGCAACTCCACGGCAATGCGGGTAACTCGGAAGCTGTCGTTGCTTTCGATGTACTCCGGAGTGAAGTGGATACAGGTGAGTTTCATGTCGTGCGTGTCGTCCAGGACACTGAAGCCCACCAGTTTCAGACTGTCGGCAAAGGTCTCCGGCAAGTCGAACCAGCCGTCCTCTCCGGATTCATCTTCCAGGTCGGCTACCGGGATCAGAATCTCCGGGTTCATGGGAATCTCGGCTTCCTTGCCCTTTCCCGTGATCTTCAAGACCTGTTCACCGGCTTCGATACCGATCTCGTCTTCCTCCATTTTGGAGAGCAGTTTGAACAGCGTGTCGCCGGGGACCGCGCCCTCGATGTCTTTGGCACAAGTCTCCGTCATAACCCTGACCTGATCGTTATAGGCCATGACAAATCCGCCAGTAAAGACGAAATAGGTGGATTGCTGGACAAACTCGTTCTTTCCGAGTCCCGGCTGTACGGCAGTCAGATTGGTCAGCAGTTCCTGTCTGGATACTTTCACTTGGTTCTCCTTGATTATTGATTCATCAATCCCGGTTTAAGACAATGTGGTGAAAACCAGATGCACTCTTTCAACCGGTTCGCGGCACCCTGGGACTTGTTGGCTTTCCCAGTGTTTCCCATACCGCCGGAAGTTACCCAGTTGATCACACTCCAGTCTTTCGGCATCTCGTACTCTCCAACGTAACCGCAGAGTGCAATACGAAGCCAGTGATCCCCGCCATTGGCTCTGCACCATTCAGCCACATCGTCACCCACGGTCAGACTATCCTTGCCGTACAGACCGGCTTGCCTGTCGGCTTTTGCCGTATAGGGTGGATCCAGGAAGATGCCGACAAGTTCCGTTCCCTTGTCCAGTTCCAGCACTTTCGGCGTGACACACCTCGCCCAGTCGCCGCACAGGACATAGACGTTCCGCATACGGGTCTGAAAAGTCTCCAGGAAGGCAGTCAGCTTGTCTCCGCTGTGAGTCAGAGCACCATGCCGGTGTTCGGTCATGGGACGTTTGCGGTAGTGACTACCATCCTTGTCAAGATCGCACCAGCCTGAACCTATCCAACAGCACTGACCCCAAATCCAGTAACCAGCCGCCTGGGGATAACAGTATTCCGGGTCTTTCTCCAGCAACTCAAGGAAGTCTGTGTCCTTGGCGATATCCATCAACCACTTGTGCCTTGCAAACAATTCAGTCTCGTTGATCGGATCGTCCAGAAAGGTTTTCACAATGTCCGGATACAGCTTGACCGATCTCCAGGCATTGACGACAAAGCCGTTCAGGTCGTTCACCACTTCCCGTCCTTTGGGATTCGGGCGCAGACAGAGCACCGCACCGGCTCCGAAGAAGGGTTCGATGTAGGAGGAAGGTTGTCCGAATCTCCTCCAGACTTCAGCGGCGATCCGAGCCTTGCCTCCCAGATAGGGCCAGATTGGCTTGAACATTTATACACCTTTGAAATTGGTAAAGTGCTTTGGAGTATTGCCCATACCTTCACCGTCATAGGTGCCGGGTGAAAGGCCATGAAGGATGCTCCAAAGCACGGTTAAAGCCCTGTAAACTGAGTCTCCTTACCTAACCGAACCCATCTTCTCCTCCAGGGTGTTTCAGCCTGGAGCGTTGTCTGTCTTTATGGCGGACAGTCGGAATAATCTGACTTGAAGGCATCGCAGGGCTGAACGATCCTTCATGGGTCCAGACGTAGACCAGTTCCGATGCTGTCCATTCCGTCTGACGTTCATAGAATAGAAGCATTTAACTCCCTTCGATGAAGAAAGGGACTGTGCGGAATCGTGAAACTTCACATTGTGGTCGATGATACCCACGAGGTTCTCCGCACAGTCCCAAGATGGGGGTCGATCCAAATAATGTATAGCCATGGAGCTTTACTTGGATCAACCCAAATCCCGATCTTACTTGCTCTTGCCGGAGCCGATCCAGTACTGTTCTTCCTTGTTCGTGTGGATGGTCAGACCGCGTTTCGTGCGAAGCGTGGACCAGTCCGTCTTTCCTTCCGGGGTCGGGTACACCTGGACATAAGCCGTGTGGTGCAGGCCCTTCTCCGGCCGGCCCGGGAACTTGGCCACGAGTTTCTTCACGATCTCGGCCAGCGTGAACTTGCCACTCTTGAGGATTTCCTCGATGCTGGTAATGATCCCCGGACGGCTTCCACCGGACTTCTTCTCGGCCTTGACTGGCTTCTCCGTCTTGGCTTCGGCTTTCGGTTTCCCTGCCGCCTTGGTGGTCTCGACAGCGGCATCCGGTTTGGTTTCCGCTTCCGGTTCATCCTTGCGCGGTCCGACCTTGAGAGCCGCCAGGACTTTCCAGGTATCGTCCTGAAGCTTGTCCTCGGCCACCACCACGGCTTCCGCCGCTTCCTTCACCAACTCGGTGAGGTCCTTGACCGGCAGTTCGCTGTCGATCTGGTTCTCGGGGTCCAGCAGGGTGTTGATGTCCAACGCCGCCATTGCGAGATCGGCTCCGGTTGGGAACGTCTCGATCACGGCTTTGGCTTTGGCGGGGGCGGGTTTCGGCTCCGGTTTCACCGCCTTCTTGACGGGCGGCGGGGGCGGCGGAGCTTTCTTCGGTGCGGGTTTCCTGACTTGCGGTTTCGTACTCATGCTTTGCTTCTCCTTGTTTGGGGTTTGATTTGACTGTCCCTTGGTTGGTGCTCTAAAGGACTCTGCCTTCGGTTACCTTATTATAGTAGCCAACCGGACTTGACTCACCCCTGACCGGATAAGATTTTTTGGCGATTTAACGGCACTGGAACAGGCGAACCGGGTAAAAGCCAGGTACTGGGCAGGGATAAAAATTTGACCCGGCTTAAATGGCAGTTTTTGTCTCCTGGCGGAAATCACCAACGTACTTTACCGAATCCGATGACCACACTGAAAAACGGGAGTGTGAAAGACAGTTCCAAAGGATACCTGCATTCAGTTCTCCAAAAGAACCCGATACCAAAGAACGGCTGATAGAACACATCAAATCTTGTTGAACCCATCTTGACTTTCTCCTTTGTTATTTGAAACTGTCCACACACGGTCGTCCGGTCGAGATACTTTGCAGGATGGTAACGGTGCTCATTATATCGAAATCATCCTCACGCAGGACAATCCAGTTCCAGCGCATGATCTTCTTCTTTTTCTCCACCTGGGTTCGGTTGAGTCCGATCAGTCCCGTGACATGTGCCAGCTTGGTCTTGGACTCACTGAAGTTGCTCATCCCGAGAGTCTCCTTGGTATAGCTCTCGGCGTTGGCCTGTGTCGCCGTGATGATGAGACAGTGCCGTTCCTGAGCCAGTCCGCGCAAGCCAGCCCAGCGATCGTCCTCCTGGTGCCGCCTGTCCTTCTTCTCGGCATCCTCCTTCATGATGTCGGCGTAGTCGATGACTATCACATCCGGGACAAAGCCCTCGAACTGCTCCCACATATCCAACTGGTTTTTCAGCATCTGGACCGTCAGAGTCTTGGTGGGACACGAATAGAGCTTGAACGACTTGCCCTTGTTTCGCAGTCGTTTCATGAACTGCTCTCCGACTTTAACAGCATCCCGCCATCCCAAGGGTCTGTCGAAGTTCCGCAGACGGTAGCCCACCACCGGCTTGATGTGTTCTGTCCCGAGGCATACCGTGCAGGGTTTATAGCTCTCCTTTGTAGCCTTGGCGATGTCGTAGGGTTCCATGCTGTCATTCACCAACGGAGCGTGTCCTTCCCTGTTGCAATCGCCGCGATGACAGGAACCGTCCCGACTGAACTGACAATCCAGATATGGCTCCACCACATTCCGACAGTATTTCAACTGATCGCTTTTTCCCGCCAGTCTGATGCCTATCCGGCGAGTCACCTGGGTCTCCGACATGTCGCCGCAGGAGAAGAAAGCAGTGTTACACCTTGCTGAGAGCGAACGGATAGCAGTGTCCACCAGTGTCCAACTTTTCCCGATTTTTTCGCATCCCATATAGGCAATGAAGTTTTCCCGCACAAGCTGACTGTTGATCATCTCTCCCACAGCACCGGGGAAAGTAAACAGCGGTTCTGTGTATTCCTCAAACGCCCGGTAGATCAAATCCTTATCCGTCAATGGATTGGTGCCGTTGATCTGCGGCAACTCCACCCGGCTGTAGTTGGCATAGGTAGTCTCAGCCTCCATGACATCGCCGTTGGTCAGATGCGTCTGAATGTCCTCGGCCAGTATCTGGAGACTCCGGGCCTTGAAATGCAGTTTGCACTGGTCCAGCAGGTACTGCGTGTTCAGTTTGTCGGCGTTCTCATACTCGTCCGACAGGCTCTCCAGGAACTTGCCGATCAGATCGGATTCATCCTCGTTGACCACTCCTTTGCGGCTGTAGCTGTCGTACATGTCCCTGATATGACTGCCGGGAGCCTTGGCATACCGCGCCCAGTAGTCAAGGCACCATTTGGCAACTGTCCGGACATACTTGGACTCCACCAGTTTGGCGTTGTAGATCGTCTGAATATCCTGGAGGAAGCGGTCGCTGACAATCATGCCTGTCAGCAAGTGCCGCTCCACGGTCAGGTCCACGGTTCGGGAGGTTGAAGTCATTCTTTTATCCTTTTGAATTCAATGGTCAGGGAAGCCCTCAACAAACTCCCGTCATTCTGCCGGACACAGAGATCAAACCCCCCGCCGGATCTGTCTTTGACGGCACCGTAAACCGATTCAACACACAGTCCCGGCAACAATCCGGCGACAAAGAACAGTGCATACTTCTGTTCATCCGTCAGGTCTTTGGCAGGAGTCAGGAAACAGGCTTCGGCTATCCGATGCTGATCCCGGCTGACTGACAGGGCAAATTCCTCCATTAGTTTGGTGATGGACGGCAGATCGGGTCGGGGGATTGTGTCGCCGCCGGTTGAGTTTGTGCATAGATAGAGGTCGTTCATTGTCGTTTTCTCCCTGTTGTGAAGTTGATCTGCCAACTGTTCTCCAGCCAAGTTACGAATTTCGGCCACCATTTGTCACTGCCTTGTCGGACTGCTTTGAAGTTACAATCCGTGAACTGTGCATCTCCCCAAGTCTCCAATAAGTACTGGGCGAGACTGTCCAATAACTTCATTGGATTTTCGTGCATGTTGTTTCGGCAGTCGGAATCATAAACCTCCACACTGTTGATGTACCCAAGAAATGCATCGGCTTGAATCCGGTAGAACTCAAGTCTGGCAGGTCTCTCGTTTTCTTTATCCTTCCACATGACATCTCCGACAGTTTGTTTCCAGATTTCGTCAAGCCGAACCGCCATCCTGTCGAGGAGTTCGGACTGAGTCTTGCAACCGTAGATGTTGAAGTCCTCTGGTTTTCTGTTGTTTAAGGTGTGTTGAGTGAGGTTTCGGTCCCAGTATGCGGCTATGTTGTTTGTGTTCGGTTGGACACTGGTTTTGGTGCCTCCATTCGATACTGTAAAACCGTTCGCCCTTGTCGGACGGGGAAAGAAGCAAGTCCAAGGTTTGGTGATGGCAAAATCAATGGACTCTGTAAGTTCCTCCGGAGTTGCTCTCCCGATCTTCACAAATCTTTTTAATGCCTTTCTTGCCGCCAAAGCTGTAAAAGGTTCTTTTGGATAGGATTCACGGCGGAACTGAATAAACTCCCGGCAGGAAGTCTCCAACTCGGCGTTCCCTTTGCAGTTGTCCGGGAGCAGTGAGATAAATTCTTCCGGGGAAATTGTCACAGCTTTCTTATCCTTCTTTTCCGAAATCTCCATACCATCTACAACAGATCGACCTGACGGGAACCGTAAGGGAGAGTCTGTATTCGGGAAAGAAGTATCCGGTAGGATACTGATTGTATTTCCAGTAAGAGAAGTAGGCTTTAGACTACTGCTATTACTATTAGAAGGGGGTGCAGGGGGAAACCTTTCCGATTTGCCTTCCACAAGTCTCGTTTCCATAGCTATGGTTTCAGTACTTCTGGTGATTTGAGCATCATTTACCCCCGTAAATACCACCAAACGGTGTTGTTTGATCATCCCGTCTTTTCCCCGGACAGTGTGGTTTTTTATTAATCCTATCTTCGCCAGCGATCCTTTGGTTTTGACGAGTTTGTTTTGACCCCAATGCAAATCCTTCCGAATCTGTTCCAGAGGGAGATTTAGGACAATGTTGTTGTTGGCGGTCATGGTCAGGAGGTAATACATGTAGAGGGCGATCTCTGCGTCCGAACATCCGGACTCAAACATCTTCCGCAACAGGAAGGCTCCGCAGTAGACTATCCTGCCGTCAGTGGAAAGCTGAACGGTTTCCTGTGGTTTATTTTCCATGTTTTTCAGCCTCCTTTTTTGCACGTTCTATTGCATAAGCCACTGCGGATTTGTAATCCTCAACTAAAGACAAACCCATCTTTATAAAGTTGATTTCACTCGGATTATCCCAAAGTATGGTTGACATATCCGCGACAAAACCATCTCTTTCAACCATCTCCATCAAGTTCATCATGTGTCTCAAGGATAGTTTTGCAACCGACATGTCCAAAAGATGTTTTTCTTCGTGCCACATCTTATGGTGTACATCACACTGTACTTTGAAACATTCGTCCGGATAATCCCAAGGCAACCTGCCTTTTTCGTACCAGCAATGATGAACCTGTAGCTCCCTGTCTCTCTCACCGCATTCATCACATTTGAAATCGTGCTTTTGGAGAATCTCCAGCCGTTTCTTTTGCCACTTTGGACTTCTCAGTAATTCAAAGTAGTCGTCCTGTTGTTTGGTTCGTGGTTTAGTCATCGGCTGGAACTCCCGTTAAAAAGGTTGGCCCGCCACAGAAGTTTGACACGGGTAGAAAGTAGCCGATCTTGCATCGGAGGTACAGACCCTACTTGCTGTGACGGACCAAATCCATGTTTTTCCGGTTTCATTTATCTACTTTCTTTTCGCCGGTGTCAGCGGCTTACCCATTACCTTATCATGCCGTCACCGGCTTGCAAGTGCTCCACCGCAATTACTTACAGGATCGGCGGTTGCATCGAGAATCTTCAACGCACCCGGACCATCCGGTATTTTCCGTGTCACTTCCCCGGTCTCCAGCCATTCTTCGGCATCGGACCTGGAGCACCCGAAAGACCGGACCCGCCGAGTTCCTTCATAACCCTGCCAGTTATCCCATATATTTTGTCTGATTCTCCGTTTCATCAGCACTCCTTACTACAGTTTTTTCATCTGCACGGCTGTCTGTCGTTCAGCCATGCAAATCGTGTCGTTGTGACAACCACCATGCGCCACCAGCATCAATTTCTCCATCTCCCATCCGTGACCCATACCGGCACTGTTCCAGCCGAAAGACAAACACACGGCACCCGGACTGGACAGAAGCCTGATCAAGTCCCGGCATTCTTTCACCAACCTTGAGTTTTGCGTGTCCTCCATACCTGCTTTAAGTCCTGCTGTGGCATAACACTCCGATATTTGTCTCGGGCTGTATGGAGGGTCGAATATGAACAGGTCGGCTTTGATCCGCTGATCTACCAGCATTTGCAGGAATTTGCGGGATTCCATGTGGTACTCGGCTTCAGTTTCAGGATTCAGATCATTGGTATAGGTAGCCCATCGTTTGTTTCTGGCGAACGGGTCCACTGAAACTTTGGATTGCTTCAGATACCGTTGCACGAAAGCTCCGATAACAGGAATTGTGAATGTATCCTTGTTGGGCATCGCCCATTGTCTGGAGAATACCAGTTGTTTCATTTTGTCTCTTTTACTTACGGATCATCCGGCTTTCGACCTTGTTCACCACCATACTGGCAACCAGTATTCTCCAGCAGAACCAGCTTACCGGCAATACCGCCGGGATGATGAGAGCCGGGGGAAAGCCGATTGCACCCGCCATTGCTCCAGCCAGTCCGCAACCGACTGCCGACACCGCCATGAACGCCAGCCAAGAAGTGAAATACTCGGTCTCCGTCAATAACTCGTTGTTCATTTTGTCGGTTCCTTTGTATCTTCAAGTGCTGCGACGAGTTTACCAAAGCTAATCCATTGATTGGCTTTTTCGTGCTGAACCTTGACCAAGGTCTCCAGTTCGTGTTTCATTTTCGATTCTTCCGCCAAGACGGCATTCACCGCGTTGCTCCGAACATTCTCCATAAGCTCAGAGTGAGTTTTCTGGCACAAAGTCATCAGTTCTTTTTTTGTCATTGCTTTGTCTCCTTTGTTGAAGTTAAGAGGGGGCGGGTGTCTCTCCACTGCCGGAAAGTAAAAGGGAAACCGGCTATGGTCCTCGGACACCCGCCCCGGAAATCAGAATCCCATCCTTCTGTGAAAGCAGTCCGAACACAGCGGATTGATCAACTTGCCGGAACCGGTCTGATATGTCAGCCGCAGATCGTTGCACAAGAATTTGTGACAGTCCCGGCACCGGTTCTCGCGATACATGCGGATGATGTTCGACAGGCACCATTGCAGGACAATGCCGAACAGCAGTCCACCCATGAACGTGAAATTGAACTCCCATGCACTCATCTCATCATCTCCTTCATCAACTGGTTGGCTCCTTCCTGAGGCATCTCCCCAGGGTCTTTGTAGTCTATGAACTTCAGGATCGTGGTGCCGCCGAAGATTGCCAGAGCCGATGCCAGTTCCCTTGCCGACTTGATGGCATCCACATCCGGCACCGGCTCATCCTCCTTCAGACTGTCGAACAGGATATACCTTCTCCGAAACTTCTTCAGGACTCCGACCTGGGCAGGCGTCCAGCCGGTGCCGAAGGTTGCCACGGCTCCCGGTCCCAGCCTCCACACGCTCGGCAAACCTTCCACCACAACCACGGTGTCATACGGCACGGCATCCAATCCGTATACCGTGTGTTTGTGATGTACCACCTCGTTATTCAATGCCGCCGCCTTATACTTGGTCCGCGACTGTTCGGTGAAGTCCCTGCCTTGAAAAGACACCAGCCTGCCGTTTACCGTGATCGGCGCAATGACCCGGAACTTATAGTCTCCGAGAAACCCGGTGCCCATGAGATTCCACACGGACTCCAGATGTTCCGCATTGTACTTGCGGTTTCTCAGATACTCCCGATGGGGTTCACCCATCTGAGTGCATCCAAAGGGCAGGACCACCTCACGGCAGGGTGTTGTCTCAGGTTCATCTATCCTGACACGGTTGGAGGGCCTTTCCGTGTAGGTATCGACTATCCTGAAGGCTTCCTGCCAAGACAGACCTAGTTGATTCTTCACAACCTGGGCCGGGGACTTGCCCTTGCACCGCCAGCAGAACAGATATCCCGATTTCAGGTTGTAGCCGAGATGAGTCCCGGTATCCTCACAACAGGGACAGCGGATGTGGAGCCAACCGCGCCGGTAGTGTTCGGCCTCCTGACCGGCTACCGGGATTTTGTTTTCCGTCCTCGATTCTCCTTAATGTGCAGTGTTCAATAATCAGTTCAACGTCGTCGGCTTCAATCAGGACCGCCCCGTCCTTCCGTTTATGCCGTGATTCTTTGTAGGATTCAACGATCTTTTTGATGGCTTCCAGACCGTCTTCAAGATCGGTTATTTTGTCGTCCTTTGTTTCGATCTCCAGTTTATGTTTCTCCAAGAGCCCTTCGTCACCGTGCAGGCTTTCCAGCATCTCACACAGTTGCCGGTGTTCTCCGATCAACCAGTGGACGGCCTCCATTTCTTTGTCCAGTTGAAAGGCTTCGGCATCCACCAGGAAACGCTCCAGCCGTTCCGCCATTTCTTTGTCGTACATCTCATCCTGTTGATAACGGATACCGTTGGGAATGGTTTTGTATGTGAGAATGAATTCACTTGCATCCGGATAGTCCATGATTACTTACCCTCCGCCAAGTTGGTGATGAATGACTGTGGAACGACTTCGGCCTTGTTGGCTCCGAACTGTCCAATGTGTTTGCAGGTCGTCCGACTGTAGAACTCATCCGTCTTGACATAACCCCGTCCCGGGATAAGTGCTGCTACCGGAGTCTTGTAGCTGAACAGCACTGTGCTCCCGGCGATCACCACGGTCGTTGTGTTTGCAGTCTTTTCGATGATTTTCATTTTACTTTTTCTCCTTCATGGCTTCCTCGATGCGTTTCAGATGATTCTCCAATTCACGACCTTGTTTCAAAGCATCCAGCAACAGAATCCCCAGGAATTGGTTTTCCGTGCATGCTTCGCTGTGCGCCGATGATAGTTCCTGACACACGAATGTCATGTCCTGTCTGGCGTTCTCGATCAACGGTCTGATGCTCATTTGACTTCTCCTTTTACTTACATTATTAGTTAGCTATCTCGATACTGTTTATACAATCAACCCCTATGGCATATGAATTGTCTCCCTGGAAAACTGAAAAGAACCAAGGCTCTTTTTCTGTGGGAAATCGTACACTAATGGATTCCGCTGTTCGTTCTGAAACTTTCCACTCACGGAATGTCCCATCTCTCATCTCGATAACTACACGATAGATCATTTGACTTCTCCCTTCAACTTTTTGATTAAGTCTCCGATCAGTGACGTTTCTTCTTCAGGCACACCATCCAGAATCGAACCCAACACCTTGGCCTTGGCTTCCAGCATCATTGCCATATCCTCGTCAATGGTGTTACTGCCCACCAAGTACCAGATGTTGCACGGCTGGCTCTGACCAATCCGATAAATCCGATCTTCAGCCTGAACCAGTTTTCCAGGTGTCCAAGGCAACTCCAGAAAACAGGTGTTGCAAGCCGCTGTCAGGGTGATCCCGGAACCTGCCGCCTGGATGTTGCCGCAGAACAGCCGCACACTGTCATCGGTCTGGAAGCGGTCCACGGACGCCTGCCGGTCCTTGTCCGTCATGCCGCCGATGATCTTGACGGCTTCGGCTCCGAACCTCTCCATCAAGGCAAAGGTGGTGTTGCGGTGAACTGAGAACACCACCAGCTTCTCTCCGGACTGGAGGAAGGTGTCAATCCATTCAATCGCGGCTTTGAGTTTCCCACGAATCACGATTTGTTTCAGCACCTCCAACTGAGCCATTTCCGTAACCTTGCCAGTGGATTGATCTTCCGGAGAACGAGAATCAATCCATTGAAGGAATCCGTCTCTTGCTTTCTCATATTCCTCCACATTCTCGATTTCCATCGGAACAATGGATCGTGTTTTCGGTGGTAACTCTTTTAGTACGTCCGCTTTCTTTCTCCTTAGCATCAATGTTGCACAAAGTGTATCATTCAACTCCAAAACATTGGAGCTTCCGTTGTACTCCCAGCCGAAACCGTTGTGTTTGGCTCCACAATATTTCAAAGCGTAGGAGAAGAAGCTCGGGAATACTCCAGGGTTGATTAAATGGATGCAGGTGTAGAACTCAATCGGTCGATTCTCAATCGGTGTCCCCGACAGTCCTACAACTTGTGGCACGTTCCTGCACAGACTCAGCACAGCCTTGGTCCGGTTGGCTGTTCTGGACGAAATGGCCTGAATCTCATCAATTATCACGATCTCCGGTTTCAGAGTCTTCAGCCAGTCCGCCCAGCCTGTCATTTTTATCGGATGCCGTTTACCATCTTCATCCTTTTCTGTCCGGTTGGCAAGGATGTCGTAGTTGACGATGGTGATGCCTGTCAACTCGGACTTGACGGCATTGAAATCCTTTTTCTCCGCTCTGCCCCGGAGAACTGTGATGACTTTCTCCGTTGTCCACTTGGCGGCTTCCCGCTCCCAGTTGATCTTGACACAGGCAGGACAGACTATAATTGCAGGTCTAAGTCCTTTATGCTGTTGCAGATATGCAAGTGCTTGGACACTTTTTCCTAATCCCATATCGTCTCCAATCAACGCCCGTCCTTTCTTGGCATTGATGAACGCCACTCCCTCCTTCTGAAACTGCCGGAGTTCCCCGCCCAGTCCCGGGATGTCGAGAACGGTATCCAGTTTGACCGGAGCCGTCATCTCGGCATACCATGACTGCAAGGAAATGTCGATGGAGAATCCGGCCGCTTTCAGACTGTCCACATTCTCCAGACACAGCGGGAAATCCCATGTTCGTCCAGTCGGCTCGTAGTGGTATCCGTTCAAAGTCTTGCAGAGTCTCACAAGGTCTTCGCTGTAGGAGAACGAAACCCTGATTCTTCTGCCATCCAAACGAGCCACAGCCGTCTTGACCGTATTCTGCATGGGAACAGCACCGGAACCGGCCTTAAACGGCAGAATTTCAACGTCAAGAGTCTCCAGAGTTGCCGCATACTTTTTCAGGCTTCTCCTGAGCCAGTCCAGTTGAGGTACTGTCAGCAGTCCACGTTTCTGATAATAGGAGACAAAGGAACCGTAGATTGTCACATCCGAACCGTATAGCCAGTGCTCCCGATTCCCCGGCTTCATCTGGAGGTTGTAGAGCGTCATCATACTCCCAACCAGGAAGCCGGTATCCTGTTCAAGTCGTTGAAGTGTGCTCATTGTCACTCCCGCCAATCGTCGTAGATTTCGATAGAGAGCATCGGTGGGTTTGTTTCTTTTTCCATTTTGATGATCAGTCTTTCGTCAAATTTTTCCATCAACTCCAGTAAGTCGTTTGCCGATTTCAGTTCAATAGTCCAACGATCTGAAGCATTTTCCCAATAGGTGTCCTTCAAAGGGATTCTTTTCAAAACAGCTTCTTCACAAGGGATGTCATCCCATACCGATGTCCGCCCTATGATTGCAGTACATGGAAAAGTAATCATCACATTCTCCTTACTGTTTCTCTGACTTCCTTGATTGCGTCATAGATGCGATTGATGCCCCAGCCCTTGGTGTTCCGCAGGAAATCAATCAGAGCACCCCGAATCTCCTTCGGTGTGTCCGCGAATCCAATGTCTTTCAGGACAGTGGTGGGCGAGTCCAGAAAGATCGCGGCAATGGCTTTGGCATCGTGTCCCATCGCCATCAGATCGTCCTTCACCATCGCCATGTGCGCCGGGGTGCAGGTTGTCGTCAATGACGGGATATCCGGGATGTCGCCGGAGAAGTCATCCATCTGCAAGTCCCGAGTGTTCAGGAAGCGACTGAATCCGTTGTTCAGGATAGTCACGAGATAGGTTCCGAACACGGCTCCATTGGCGGCATCGAAACCATCCACGGCTTTCATGAAAAGCTCGTTCCCGAGACTCTCCAGATCGGAGACATTCACTCCCGGATTGCATCTGGAATAGTGCCATGCGCGGGACCGGATCAGATCATGGTATTTTTCATAGTCCATTACTTCGATTTCTCCTGAGGCCAAAATCCACAAACATGATCCCGTTTCACACTCGTACATGCCACATGTTGTCCTTCATGTCCTTGCTCACGGGTACATGTCAGACCGTCTTTCATCATGGCGCATATATCGACATCGGCATCGTCCGCTGGAGCACAGAATCGACACGAGAAACCCGTATCGGACTTGAATGCTTTAGCTCTCATATCACAAACTCCTTCTGGTGGACTTTCAGATACTCCGTTGCCATCTGTTGCACCATCTCCGAGAGACTGATGCCTTTGCACATCGCGGCAGTCGTCACCCGTTTCCTGAGTTTCACCGGGAACTCCGACAACTGCCAGGGTCCGACACTCCGACCGTCATCAGTCGGCTTGACGCCGCGCAACTTCTTTTCGATCGCTTTGTCCTTCATGCTGTCTCCTTTTGTTTATGTTAATGATGCTTTGCGTATGGTTTGAAGAACGATTGTAGCGATGTCAGAGCCAAAATATGCAGGATCATTGGTCTCCCATTCATCCACAACAGCCTTCAGTGTTTCAAGCATATCAGGGGCGGCGGCAATCAGACGGGCATCTGCGGCTTGTTTCTCCTGATCCCGCAAGGCGCAGATAATGCCCCCAGTTGTCAGACTCCAATTCCCAGGTCTTGGGTCATGACCAAATTCAATCTCTGCGTCCTCCGTCATGATATACCGATTATCATGCAATGGATGCTTTCCCTTATTATCAGGGTCAGCCACAATCTTCCACGGTCCGGGTGTGTGCATTGTCTTGTCCCTTTACTTTTTGTTACTCCGTAAATACCACACTATAAATTAAAATCAATCAAAGTCAATTTTATCCTTGCGGAAAATTATCACGGCGTGTATAGTATCCGTCATGGGCTACCAAATGGTCAAGAACAAAGTCAAACCGACCTTCCGGCGCAAATCAGCCGAACCGGAAGCATCCGTCATTGTCCCCCAGGAAAGCACGAAGGAAATGATGGAAACAGTCGATCCATCTTCTGTCTACAAACTGAAATACGATCCCAACTGGCGGGTAACTCCCCATTACAATCCCTTCGTCGTTGTCCCCAAAGTGATGGAACTGGGATGCGAAGGAGCCTCCATTACGGAAATGACAGTGGCTCTCGGAATCAATCCGGCTACACTCCGGGCATGGCGCAAGGAACATCCCGAGTTCGATGAAGCGATGGAACACGCTCTACTGATCTCCCAGGCATGGTGGGAGCGGGTGGGGCGGCTCAACATCTTCAACGACAAATTCAACTCCTCCCTGTTCATGATGCACATGTCCAACCGTTTCGGCTGGTCCCGCAACGTCAACGGCAAATTCGAGACCGAGACCAAGGAAACGAAACGGCTGGAAGTCTCCGTTGAAGTCAGTGCCGATCCTGACAGGAAGAAAGAAGTGCTCCGCATCCTCCGAGATACAGGAGCACTTGGTAAACTGCTTGGTGAGAAATCCGAGGCAATCGAAATAGAGGCTGTTACAACGGTTTGATCTTGTTGTAGCAGCAGTCCTTCAGATTATCCCCGAGACTGATGATTCCAACACCGACCATCCCGTTTGTCTGGATCACGGCATCGATTACATCGGTCAGAGTGAACTTCCCGTCCTTCAACGCTCCGATGATCATCTCCTTTTCCACTTGACGTCTTCTGCCGCATACACTCTTGCCCGTCTTTCCTTCAGCAGTCGCACTTCCTCGATGTTCATCATGATGCTTCTCCTTTGTTTGCGGTTTCAGAACACAAGACTCTCCATTAGATTTTTCCAATGGAGAGATTGAATACTGAACCCTCAGATCAGGTCTTTGATTTTCAGGTCATTGGCATGGTGGCTTTTCATTGCTGTCGGAAGCAACATGGTCTTGAGTGCCGCGAACTCCGGGTCCTCCACTTCCAGTGTGACGATGTGTGCCACCAACTGTCTGATGAGTTTCATGTCCGCTTTGAAATAACTCCCTCCACACCAGAGAGGGAAGCAGGAGAAGTCCAGATTGGCTCCTCTCAGATCGGCTTCTCTCAGATCGGCTTCTCTCAGATCGGCATGACTCAGATCGGCTTTTTCTCCTCCTTCTTTGCCATTCAACCACTTCAGATGTTTCTTCATAATCACTTTCAATTCATTTGAATCCATTGTCTTTATCTCCTTTGTTTACCGTTTCTTTTCAATCTCGACCAACGCCCGTATGCTGTAGCCATCCGGATCAAGTGCCTGCCGGTATCCCAGATATGCCGTGTTCAACTCCGACAGACTCAGAAGATAGGCATCCCTGCGATTGGCACAATCCGTGATCTTGTCAGCGGCATCCTGCACCTTGTCCGGATTGTTGAGGAACTGGATGCGAATCTTGTTTCGTTCCTCCAGGGCTTCATACCAACAGGTATTCCTGGCTTTCAGTTCAGCTTCAGTCGGCACCACTACATTCACGGTTTTCCAATCCAAGAGGAAACTGTTGTAGTCTCCGTTCTTACTCGGAAAGTCCAGATGAGTCATCCCGCAATTCTGCCGCAGAGTCAAACCCTCCGGCAGATTGTTCTTCCGTAAACCCTTCCCGGCATTTTTCCGTGCCCAGTCCATCACCCGGTTAGGGATAGTCTGGTCCTCGATCTTGCTCTCAATCAGTTTTCGTAGTTCATTTGCAGTCATTGTGCTCTCCTTTCAGTTGTTTCCATCCAAGGTCATCAAAAGCCAGAATTACAATCCCATTCTCATTGAAATCCCGTTCGACTCCAGCAACCGCCCAGTTGCTGTTCCAGATGGCAAAGCATGTCAGGGAGTGCCACGTCCTTCTGGTCCTCAGATAAAGTTGATTTTCGGATACCATGTGCCCGTCCTTGTGCATCCGTTTCTTGATGAAGTCGTGTCCACGTTTGTTGAGAATCCGTTTGACATGATACAGCAGTCGGGATTCTCCACTTCCCCAGGAACTGTCCCTGAAAACTGGATCACCCGGCTCCCTCTCCACGATGCAGTATCCCGGTGTCGGATACCTGAGTGTGACTTTCATCCTTGCTTCTCCTTTGTTTATGCGGGCCAGCATTCAAATCCAACCGGAAGTCGTTTACAACCGTCAAACTTCCTTGCATACGCCCGGACCTCAGTCTCCGTGACAGGCTCCTGAAATCGAACGGGTCCGAGTGCATAGGCATCTCCAGGAAACTTGATGTACCATGCGGAACGTTTCATCCTTGCTTCTCCTTTGATTGTTTCGTTTCAGAACTCAACACTCCGCACAAGTCTCCTTGCCCATGCGGAGGTTTGAGCACTGAATCCGATTACTGCAGAACGCCAGGAAATCCTGAACGCAGTATTCACAGGCTTCGTCAAAGTCCTTCACCAACTGATATAAGTCCGGAATCTCGTAATCCTCCATGCCTTCCACATCGTCCCCGATACTGCCATTCGATTTCGTCCGAACCAGTATGATGTAACCGTTGCTCCGGCCATTGAAGGTCATGGCATATCCGGGATGTTCCGACTTGAAGTTCTCCATGTCATCCCGAACATCGTCATAAGCTTCCTCCATCTGCGTCATTTCATACGCATTAGGAGGCACGTCCTTCAGGTGATGTATCTTCACATTCCGGCTGAATGTCGTCAATCGATTCCAACTGTTCATGACGTTGTAACGCTGGTGTCCCATCAGGAAATTTCGCATTTCCTTGATTGTAGGTAATTGGGTTCTGTCTTCCATTGTCTTGATCCTCCATTTAGTTGTAACGCAGTACGATTTTATTCTCCCGGCAGTAGTTTCTCCAGAACCGTCGTGGAGCGGGTCCGATATCTCCGCGATAGAACCAGGAGTGTCCGCCATCGGTACTCTCGCTCCCGACAAATCCATTGCCAAACGGGTCTCCGTAAGGTTGGATTTCGATGATGTGCATCTTGTCTTTTTCTTTTTTCATTGCTTACAGTCTCCTTTGTTATTACGACCATTACGACACCAGAACAAAAAGCCAGTTCGTCACGGCAGGCCCGGGACGGCATCAAAACCTGTCTCCAACTGAACGAAGTGTCACGGCTTGGAACGTGACCGCGCATTACACCGGAACCCCTGTCCTTTGCCGGATTCCGGTGTCCTCTGCTGTCTCCTGGTTTCTACTTGCCGGGATTCTCCGTCATCCATTGTTTCAGACTGATGACGGCATCGGCTTTCATGATCCTTGCGATTCTCCGGTCATGGTCATCGAAGTCGAAAACATACCGGGAACCTTCACCGGCTTCATCCAAGGCATCCTTCACTCGTTTGCTGGCACTGTCCGTCAGCACCATCTGCATGAATCCGGAACCGCGCTGAATCCCGATTCGCACGGTCTTGACTTCTTTCTTCGTAATGATCCCGACTTCCTCCGGGTCGGTGACATGGAACTCCGGCTCGTTGCCCATCTTCCAACTGGGCTTCGTTGTCAGCTTTCCATCAGGTCCAATACGCGGTCCCAGCATTCCGGCTCCCGGATCGCTAAGATCGATGGACGCCCATCGGACGATCCCGTTGCGTTCGGTGATCCATTTCGCCATGTTCGGAGCGTTGGCAATCTCCGTTGTGATTTTGAACTTGCTGATGTCCATTGTCTTGTCTCCTTTACCAGTTTTTCATGTCCTCAACCAACACCCCGGCTCTCGTCATCCACAAGGCGAATACCCGTGCCCATGACGGGTCGCCTAACTCCCATTGCGAACAGGCTTCCACAATCCGTTTCGGTCTCCAGGTTTTGATCTCGTCATCGCGGCTGGTGTCGTCCGTTTCCAGTCCGAGAACTCCGCGGCAAGCCTCCATCATTCTCTCCGTCAGCATGGTCATTCTCCTTCTTTTACGATACGCCAGCCCCAGGTCGGAACCGTAATCCATTTGAATCCTTTTGCGAGAACCGGAAGATGTCGCACTTCTCCAGGATACCACTTGTTATTGTGGGTGCATCCTCCATTGTACCGCTTCGGACCGTTTTCCATGAACATCTGCAATCCGGGGAGATGGGACCGGGTGCCGTAGCCGTCCACAAAACGACGCTTGGCCTCCCATTCGCATTTCTTTGCATCCCATACCTCCGGCGGGATGTCGAAATACTCCTTGACATCATAGTGGCTCATTGCAGTTCTCCTTTTGTTTCACGACTCAAGACTCTCCATTAGCAGTCAGCCAATGGAGAGAATGAATCCTGAACTCCTTATTTACCAGGACTTGATCTCCGCAATCACATCAGCCGGAATCTCCCGATACAGCCACCGAGTCCCGTAGCAATACGTTGTCGTATCCTTCGGGAATCCGCCGACAGCCCTCATATCCGATGTGATCGGGACTTCGTACAATCCAACCGACTTCAGATACTCGCAGTCCTTCGTGTAATACGAACGCTCATCGGGATGCTTCTCCCGATATTCTTTCAATGCCGCTTCCTGCTCCGGTGTCCCGGCGTTCATGTCATTGAGATGCCACTCCTTCCACACCTCCATGATGCGCCGGGCTTTCACGTTGCCGGGGAACAGTCCGACCACTTCGTCCACACATTGTCCGCAGGTCTGATAATCAGTCCCATTACCATTCCAGATTCCTGCCATTGCGGAGAAGGTCGGCCCGTGTTCTCCTTCTTTCAGTTCCCATTCGATCTCGCCTTTGTTGATCCTCCGGCCCTTGCCATTGTAATCACATTTGCCGAGAATCAATCGTCCTTTGCAGATTGTACCCATCATCCAATCTCCTGATTTAACGTTCCTTGTTTTTCGTGCCACGCTTCACAGTCGTCGATCTCCTTGCCGATGGATTCCTCCTGTTCTTTGGTGATGTCAAACTCATGATTCGCCAAGTCCTCATCATCTCCAATCTCTGCATCATAGACACTCAGCGTGTCCAGGAAATCCCGCCAGTCCTGGATGATTTCGGCATGAGTGGAACCTTCCGCTCCATCTTCACTCGCCTTGTCCCGCCGGTCCGCCCGGTCCGGGTCTTCCAGATAAAGCTGGTTTCCCAGTTTGTCTCCGATGTAATCGTCATACTCTCTGGAACGAATCATCTCGTCCAGTTTCCATTCGGGGTGCTCGATCATTGTCATTGTCTCCTTCTTGGTTGCATACAACAGAACTCATGACTCTCCATTAGTCCTCAACCAATGGAGAGATTGAATCCTTTTGTCCTCAGAGGCGCAGACTATTCCTCCATAATTTTCAACTCCTCAAAGATATGCCGCATTGCTGTCTCGATATGGGCATCCAGGTAATCAAACTCCTGATAAGAAAAGGTGTCGAATATCCGAACGGCGTGAAAGGTATCCCACATCAATCTGGCTGTGACATCCTTTACCTGCGGGTCCCCTTCGATTGTCTTTCGATGATCCTTCACTTTCGGAACAAGCTCAGACACCTTTGCCTTCAGAAACTCATAATGATCCTTTGACATTTTCATCACAGTACTACTCCATACATCTCCGCCCTTGCCCGTTTGAACAGCCATTCTCCTTCGCTCGCGGAGAACTGATTGGCGTCCAGGATCGGTATGGTCTTGATCTCATCCCGGCCCGGACGGTGTATCTTCAACTCCCAGTAACGGCCGAAACGACCCCTGCCGACGATCCTGATTTCCACTTTCCTGTCGGCGTCCTGAATCCTAACCGTTGTGGTAGTGGTCTCATTCTCCACTTTCCACATCCCGGCCAGGTTCATCCCATACTTCGTGATCATCGGGATGTTCATCGTCCATTACTCCTTTACTTCATCGGCATTGTCCGACTGAAACACGACTTTGCTTTTATTCTCCGTTACGCCCTCCATGTCGCAGAACTGAGTTGACTTTGTCCGGGGAAATGTCCGTATGACAGTGACAATCAATCCATCTTCACCGGCCCTGTGGAAGCATCCGCCGACTGGATAGCTGGTTGTGTCCCAGTATCCGCAATGAGGAACGATTCTCATCTTCATCGTCCATTACCCCTTCATTTGATTGGTTCCATATTCGAGAATCCACGATGTCCTCGCGGTCTGCTGATGTTGAGTGTGTTCGGAGCAAAGTCCTTCGCCATTGCTGGTAATGGCTTGTCATCGAATCCAAGTTTCAATCCGCTGAGTGTCTTGAATCCAATGCAGTCTCCGTTAAGATGGAGAAAGCATTCGATCTCATACTCCTGGTATCCGAGTTCTCTCGTCTTGTCCCAGCATTTCAACTTGCGGATCAACTCCGCTCGTTCACTCTGCGATTCCTCCAAGTGCATCAGTACAGGATTCATGATCCATTACTCCCTTCCATTACGATCACAAACGGGTCCGCTACTCCATTATGCCGGAGCATTGCACACCACTCCGTCATCTCCCACAACAAGCACCCAAACCGGAGACTCCCGGGAATCACGAACTCCTCCCGATCGTCGTCCAGTTGGAGATGCCGATGACTCTCCCTGTTCTCCAGGATTGCATTCATGGCATCTTGATCTCCATTACTCCAGCATCCAGAAGTTCGTTCACGGAATCCATCGTCCGACCCAGTTGGTAAATCCGGATCGCCAGGATTCTCCGTTTCTCCATGTTGAAGCAATTTCTCCGATCAAGCTCCAACTCCTTTTTCTGGTCCAAAAGAGCGGTAATCAGGTCTGAGACATTCATTGCCGTCACTCCTTTATTTCACCGTTCATCCAACACTACGAGCACAATCCCGAGCAGAATGTAAAACACTCCACTCCCAACTATCAGAATCGTCATTGTCATGTCCATTGTGAGTCCTCCAGTTGATTGCATCGATCCCGACAGGAAAATAAAAAGACCGATCCGGAATCACTCCCAGACCGGTCCCTTGCTTTTACCGTCGATGCCACCCGTCAGTCCGCGAACATATCGTCTATTCCAGCCTCCCCGACCATTCGATAAATCTCCGACATCATTTCATCATGTCGGCTCCTGGCGTCATCCATCTCTCCATCCAGAATAGTTGTCCGGTCCCCGATTTTGGAAGTCTCTATGAAATACCATGAGTCGACGTCCGATATCATCCCCCTCAGACTCGCCCCCACACCAACGATTGAATCCGACATACTGCACCTCCATTGACGTTTACACGACTCCGATAACTCAATACTGCCGGGAATCCATTACTCCCGACAGGCTTGATTCATCCGAGTTTCGATTCCATCAGTCCATCGAACTGCTCCTCCTGAAACGATTGGAGCAGGCTCTCCATCGCCCGGAAAGCACTCTCCGTTAATGGCTCCACTTTCATCACTTTCACCGATGCCGGACGTGTCCTGACCGTCACGGTGTCGTTCGCGGCATTGATGTCCACGATATCCCGCCTGCCCAGTTTGATATCCTTCAGCTTCATCGGTCCGATGCTGAGAGTAATCCGGAATCCCGGTCTGACTGTCACCAGCGTCCCGAAACTGACATCTCCCGTCCGCTCGTCACGGACTTCCACCTCTGATCCATAGTAATCCGAGAATTTCATTGTCCTTGTCTCCTTACAGGTTTGCCATTTCACGAATCCGTTGCATCTCCTCCGCCGCGTCACGATCCAGAGCTTCAAAAATCCACCAGCCTGTCCAATACTCCACTTGACGGCTGACGTTATCCATTACGCTCTCAGTCTCCATCTTCATCAGCTTCGGTCCCGCCATTGCAGGCGGTCTCAGTGACCCGTCCATTATGCCGGTCTCCACCTCAGTCAGCTTCAGAAACCGGGCCATTGCCCGCCAGTCCTTCAGCTTCGCTCCCGTCCTCAGTTTTCCGAGAACGTACCGTTGATTCGGTGTGAATCCCAGCATGTTCGGGTATTTTTCCCGGATTGCCAGAATTCTGATTAGTTTCGTTTCCATTGTCCATTACTCCCGCTTTGTCATTATGACCATTAGTCCATTACAGCATAGAAACAAAGAAACCCGACTAATCTCCAATAGATTATCGGGAGTCCATACAGTATCCGGCTTGTCAACCTGTTTTCCCAGGGTTTACAGGGTTTCACGCTTTCCGGCTTGTCAACCTGGCCGCCAGCTTGACCGGCATGAACTGGAAACACGGCATAGAACCGATCAGCCGCCACCACCGTACCTTTGACCGGCTGAAACCCTGTAATGCGCCAGAGACCGGAAAAAACCAGCCTTTGGCTGCCAGCAGGGTTATAACCTGAAGCCTGAACCGGTCAAATTTGCCGTTTAATGCCAGTTGCCGGGCTTCAGCCTATATCTTGATATAGGTATAGGGGGCGGGGTTCAACTTGCGTTAAACCCAGGGAAAAACAGGTTGTAAAAGAACTTTGACCGTGACAATGAAAAACCCGCTTAAACCGTCAATAGGTCCAAGCGGGTTTATCGGAATCACGATCCGGAAATCAGACAATCAGCATATCGTCAATTTCTTTCGTGTTGCAGGTTTTTTTCAGTTCCTCCGGGTCCGCGGTTTCCACTTTCCCACCACCACGCAATTTCATCGCTTCGCAAATCCCGGCGTGCATCGCTTCGGTCATGCCTCTGTCTTCCCATGCAGAAAAAAGACGCGTCTGAATTGTCTTGCCATAGCTAATCTGGGTTACATTGCCTTTTCTCACGCCATTTTTGATGGGATACAGAATGTCGTTGTACACGTGCCGCCGTTTGGCGTCAATCGCCAGGGTGATTTCTTTGGCCTTGTCGGCGTCAATCTTGCCAGCTTTCAGCAGTTCCGCGACTTTGACAGCCTTAGCGGGCAGGTCTTCGGTCAGGGTTTTGCCGGCCGTGGTGAGCGCTTCCAGTTCCGGCGCTGTAATCGGTGCCGTGAATGTAGCCAGAGCGGCGGCCAGGCTTTGGAACTTGAGATTCAGATTCTTTTCCATTTGATTTCTGTGCCTTTTACTTTGTCTGGTTTCGTTTCCTGAGTTAACCGGGTTTTACCGGTGGCGTGGCTTTCCCTTTACTTTGTGCTTGACCTAATCTTAACTTGATAGCTACTGTAAACCCGCCTTGCCGCTAATTCAAGCTGTCAATGACGATTTTTGAAAATATCTTTTTAAAAATGGTTATGAATTGACTAACCTAAAGACAAGTTAAAACCCTACAGGATTCCTAATCAATCGACCGGCCGACTACCACCAAAATAATGACAGTAAAAGCATGATATTAGACCGGAAAACATAATGAGATTATGATACTATCATACTGCCGGTTTACACTTGACATTTCAGCCAGTTTTTCGACATGGTGAAAACGCGAGAATACCGGCCAAAACGCGCAATGATCGGCGGCGGGTCGTTCGATAGGGGGCTGTATGCTGGCGCAGGGATAGGGGGTATTCTGCGGGGGGCGGCGAGTAATGTAGCGGGATTTATACAGATTTTACATTCTCCATTGTTTTACCCACTGTACCCGGCTATACGGGGCTGTATACTGTAGCTACCGGCTGTAGCAAGCTCAATGGAGACTCCTGTACTGGATATACTGGAGCTATGTAGCGGGAATTCCACAGTTTCCAGTAATGGAGACCTTTACCCTGCTGAATACCCCATGTTCCTGCTGTAGACCGACCATAGGGGGATACTTTCCGGTACTGTACTGAGATTGATTGAATGGAGAGTGGTTTTACATCCTATACAGGTACTGTACGGGCAATATGGGTAGGTTATAGGGGGATACTGTGTGTTCCGGTAGGTGTTTCCCGCTTGTTTTCGTCCAGTGGAGACTGTCCTGTATATAAACAGAGAATCCACTCAGTCATATCCGTTGAGTGGATTCTCCATAGTTTGCTTGGATAAGACTTGGTTGGATTATTTCATAGGCTTCTCCTTTATTTGGTTCAAGCTCAGACGATACCTTCACTCTACCCGGTTTTACGGCTTATTCAATGTCTCCATTCAGTGGAGAACTGTTTTGGAAAAAAGATATATGCGCGGGCGCGTACGCATAATGCGCGAGGACCGGCTAATGGAGAACTGAGTGGTTGGAGAGTCTCCTGTAGAGGGTTTGGATAGGGGGATATTATCCATTGGAGAATCATGTAGTTTAATGGATAGGGGGATAGTGTGTCCTTTAAGTCTTTAGGAGAGCTTCCCGTTCCTTCTTTATCCTTTTAAGACTCTCCTTGTGCTCTCTCCTATAGAAGCATTTGTTTCCCAAGTACGGTTTTGGTTTTTGCGGAACAAACAGATTCTTATGTCTGGAGACAAACTTGAGGACGGCTCTCTGTTCCTTCTCTGTGACCGGACGGTTTCTGTTTATCTGTCTGAGCAAATCCTCTCCGATGACAGCGGAAGCAGACGGTCTCTTCTTGGATTTCTTTTTCCGTTTCAGTCTTTCATGTACTTTATCCAGAAACATCTTCTCCATTGATTTATACTTCTCCCGATTCTTCCGACAGGGACCGGAGAACCATTGGAAGTCGGGATCAAAGGACAGTTTCAGTTGGTGGACTCTGTTGTGACATCCCCGGCAGAGAGTCACCAGCCAGTCGATCCGGACGTTGTAGAGTTCCCCGTAGAAAAGATGATGAACATCCGGATTCCCGCCCTTTCCGCAAATCTGGCAGACAGGATTAATGGAGAGCTTTTTCCCGCGCAACTGTTTCCAGTGATCGCTCTTGAGATACACCTTCCGGTAGTTCTCGGAGGAGTGGGGTGACGGACCGATTCCGGGTTGCTTTCTTTTCATATCCTGCCTTTCGGTGTATAGTGTTGATGTCATATTATAGTAGCGAAACGAGGTTCACTCATGCCGGTTGCAGAAAAAGATATAGACGATCAACTGCTGGACGACCCCGCCCTGGCCGCTTTTCTGACTCCAAAGATGACCAAGTACATTAAAGAGACTCCCACTGTCAAGCAGACCGCTTTTCTGCTTTTGGATGAGGTTTACGAGGTCTTTTTCGGAGGCTCCTGTGGTGGCGGGAAAAGTTCGGCCCTGCTTATGGCGGCTCTCCAGTATGTGGATGTTCCCGGATACGCCGCCATCATCCTCCGAAGCACCTTTATGGATTTATCCCAACCGGGTGCTATCATGGATCGGGCTTTTACTTGGCTGTCCGGAACCGATGCACATTGGGACGATAAGAAAAAGACATGGAGGTTTCCGTCCGGTGCCAAACTGGTATTTGGACATCTGGACGGGCCAAGGGATCATTTGAACTATCAGGGTCCGGAGTTTCAGTTTGTTGGGTTCGATGAAGCGAGTCAGTTGCGGTGGAATCAAATCCAGTACCTCCATTCCCGTGTGCGCCGTTTGAAGGCTTCTCCAGTACCTCTCAGGTTTCGTCTTGCCTCCAATCCAGGTGGGCCATCTCATCTGGAAATCAAACAGCGGTTCATCGACCCGGAAACCAGAAGCAAAGGCGTGATTTTTGTCCCCTCCGCTCTGGATGATAATCCTTACATCAATAGGGATGAGTATGTGGAGAAGTTGATGCAACTCGATCCACTTACCCGCGCACAGCTTCTCCACGGTGATTGGAATGCCGCCGAGAGTGGGGAGTTGTTCAAGAAGATTTGGTTTACCGGAGTTGCCGGAGAACGAATCCTCAAAGAACGTCCTGAAGGTAAAAGCATCAAACGGGTCCGTTTCTGGGATTTGGCGGCAACGGAGAAATCGGTGGGCAAAGACCCTGATTATACTGCCGGTCCTTGTTTATCCTTATTTGACGGTATGTTGTGTATCGAAGATATGATCCGGGGTCGCTGGCGTCCGGATCAGGTGGAGAAGATGGTTCTCCTGACTGCTGAACGGGATGGAAAGAAAGTCCCGATTCGGATGGAACAGGAACCGGGGTCTGCCGGGGTGACGGTAATCGCTCACTATGCTAAACTTCTCATGGGTTACGATTTCAAAGGTATCCGCAGTACCGGAAACAAGGTAGAGTATGCCAAGCCCCTGTCTGCGGCGGCGGAGCAAGGCAATGTCCGTTTGTTTGGTCCAGCGAGATGGCACGGTCCTTTCCTCGATGAAGCCGAGGGTTTTCCGTTCCTTCCGCACGATGACCAAGTAGATTCGGTCAGCAAAGGATTTGCCTTTCTGACCGGTAAGAAAAAACGAGCAGGAGTATGGTGAAATGAGCAAAACGATCAGGATCAACGAAGCGGCTTTCAAGACGATGATCTCCAGGCTCTCACTGGCGAGCGGTCTGGGTCAGTCCTTCAGCGGTGCCCGTGATCTCTATGAGTCCCTGGGATACAAAAAGACGCTGACCTTCAACGATTACTGGCGGCGGTATGACCGGGACGGGGTTGCCAAGAGGATTGTCCGGGCCTATCCGGAAGCCTGCTGGTCCGGCAACATCCAGGTGTTGGAGAAGGACGGGAAACCGGGAGCCAAGTCCGAACTCAACAAAGCCTTTGCCGACTTGAACGAGGAGTTCGGGATCATCACTCAGCTTATGGAGGCCGATGTGCTCTCCCGTATTGGACGGTATGGGATTCTCCTGTTCGGGATCAAGGATGGCAAACGGCTGGATGAACCGCTCGGGCAGGGTGATCTCCTGTATGTACAGCCGTACATGGAGAAGGATATCACGATCACGACAATGGATTTTGAGGCCAGTACCTCCAATCCACGCTATGGTCGTCCCAACTACTATACCATCCAGATGACACCGGAGATGGGCGGCAGGAAAGTCCACTACAGTCGGGTGGTCCACATGGCCTACGATATGGGGAGCGACCGCAACTTCGGGACACCGTATCTCCATGATGTCTACAACTACCTACAGAACCTGGAGACTGTCGGGGGCGGTTCCGCCGAAATGTTCTGGCGCGGGGCTTTCCCGGGATTCAGTGCCGAGGCTGACGGCGATGCCGAAATGACCCCGGAGGACAAGGCCGCGATGGGCGAGGAGTTGGACAAGTTCGTACACAACCTCCAGCGGTTCGTCCGGGTGCAGGGAGCCTCGATCAAACAGTTCCAACCCCAGGCGGTTGATCCCACGGCTCATGCCGAAGTCCAGTACGACGCTATCTCCGGAGCCAAGGGTATCCCGAAACGTATCGTGCGCGGGTCCGAGCGCGGGGAACTCTCCAGTGCTCAGGATGAATCCAACTGGACCAAGCGCATTGCCGAGTGTATTTTTCACTACTGCGATCCGAAGATCATGCGCCCGGCGGTTTCCCTGCTGATGGATGCCGGGGTATTGAAAAAGCAGAAGTTCAAAACCCTGTACCCGGACCTCATGAGTATATCCGCAGATGTCCAGAGCCAGATTGCCGAGCGCCGTACCCGGAGTCTGTACAATTATGCACGGGCACCGGGAGCCAACGAAATCCTGCCGGAGCCATTTTTTCTGCGCGATGTGATGGGATACTCCGACGAGCAGATTATCGAGATCGGCACCCAGGCCGGGGCTTTGACCGAGTATTCCCGCAAGATAATGGAGATGGAGTCCGAGTTTGCCACCAAAACCGGCACCGGAGCCGAGCCGCCCCCGGTGAAACAGGAACCCGGACAGAAACAGGAGTCGAAACTGTGATGGATTGCTCCTGCAATAAAGGGTTTCATACCCTGAAGGATGTCGAGAAGGTATTGCACAACTTGAGAAAAGCCGACCCCGCCGGAGTTCTTGTCGATCAGAAGAAGTTCTACGATGATATGCACCGTCGGTTCATCGTAATGAAGGATACCGTCAACAAGGAGGTTCTCCAGCAGGATGGTCTTGGGCTGACCAATGCTGTTCTACTGTCCTCCGGTTCTATGAACGGTGTTACCGACTCGGAGCGGCTTCTTGCTTTCGACTCATGGATGGCAGGATTGATTGCCAGCACCATCCTGTTCAACGGAGAAGCCGAAGCGGCTAAATGGACTGACTCCTATCTGATTCAGGCTTGGGACAAGGGGGCGCACCATGCCGTCAGTCAGTTGGAAGACCCGGAACTCGATCAGGAGCCTTCAGACCTGCCGGAAACACTCTCCATCGCCACGGCGGCTGGGGCGGTGGCGGCGGTGTTGCTGACCAATGCCTGGAGCGAAATGGAGGGTATTGCCGCCGGTCTGAAACAACGAGCTTCCCGTGCCGTGACGGACGGGTTGCTGAAAAAGCAAAATCCCAAGCAGATCACCGAAGCCCTCCAGTCCGTGATCAATGAGACTGAGAACCGGAGAGCTTCCGTATTGGTTCACATGGAGACCATGCGGGCGGCGATTCGCGGAGCCACCCAGACTTTGCGGCTGAACCGAATAAGTTCGGTGAGAGTGATTGCCGAGTGGCAGACCATGCAGGATGCCCGTGTGTGTCCTCAATGCCGGGCTAATGAGGGTAAGGTGTTCTCACTTGAGGAGATCGAGGCCCTCATACCCCTCCATGTGATGTGCCGGTGCTGGTTTCGTATTGTGTAAAGGAAGTTTTATGGTCATTTATTTATCCGGGGCTATGCGCGGGATACCCCACTACAACTTCCCCGCCTTCGACCGGATTGCCTATGCCCTCAGAATGGAGGGCCACACCGTACTTTCTCCCGCCGACATAGACCGGGAATACGGCTTTGACGCAATGGACCTTCCTCCCGACCACGATTGCAACAACATCCCGGAGAACTTCGATTTCATGGCATGTGTCAGACGGGATATTGATGCTGTTCTTTCGTGTGACAAACTCATATTGCTCCCGGGATGGGAGCGAAGTAAAGGAGCAACGGCGGAAAAAGCACTGGCTGAATGGATTGGTGTGATTGTGGAAGAATGGGACTCGGAAATGAAAGGATGAGTTATGGATCAGGCAATCAGGGAAAAGGCAGAAGCGTTGCTGGCGGCGGACCCGACACTCGGAAGGGAAAGACTGGCAAAGGAACTCAACATCAGTGAGGGTGTCACCAGAACAATGCTGAAAAAACTGAAATCAGCAGTCTGTATCCAAACGAAAGGGACTCCATCGGTTTCGGCGGGTAAGTCACTGACGGATTTCCGTCAGCAGTTCGACATCTCGCTCCGTATTCGTGAAGGATTATCCAAGTTGAACGGAGTCTACATGACTGACTCCGAGTTCCGTCAGTTCTGTAATATCCCGACCAGCCACTGGAGACAATATGCCGATCAGGACGAGTTCAAGAAGTTCCGAGGCAAGTTCCCTGGAGGTCAGTTGCTGTGGGCCAAGGAATCGATGATGATCGAAATGAAACGCATCGCCGGTATCATGGAGGATTATTGAGATGAAACGCAAGAATCTGGAACACTTCGAGAGTCAGTTCGGGAAAAGCCGGGTCGCTCAGTTGGAGGGCCTTCTCGCCACCATGCAGGGCACCCATATCGCCCTGCCCATCGACATCCCGGACGATAATAATACCATCACCTTTGGTATGATGGGAGATACACAGGAGGGCAATGTATTCTGTGCTACGGAGCAGAAACTCGCCTTCTATGAAATCCTCCGCTCGGAAGGGATCACCACCCTGTTCCACACTGGAGATGTGCTGGACGGTCACAAGGTCTACAAAGGTCAGGAGTTCGATGTCTCCGCTCTCGGGTTTGCCGCCCAGCGGGATGCTTGGTTGAAAACGACTCCGGAAATCCCCGGTCTCACCACCTATTTCATCACTGGAAACCATGATGCCAGCTTCAAGAACCTTGCCGGGGTCAATGTTGGCAAGACACTCTCCGATATCCGTCCGGACTGGAAGTTCCTCGGGGAAGATCAGGGCGAGGTGGTTCTCCGGACCCGGAATGAACGGGAGTATCGTGTGCGGTTGGTTCACCCCGCCGGCGGGACTGCTTATGCCATCTCCTACAAGTCGCAGAAGCAGGCCGAGTCTATAACAGGAGGCTCCAAGCCCAACATGATCGGGATTGGACACTACCACAAGGCTGAGCATCTGCCCAACTACCGGAACATCGATATTTGCCAGTCCGGAACTTTTGAGTGGCAAACTGGATTCATGCAAAGGATACCTACTCCCGCGCATGTAGGAGGCTGGATTATCCGGGTCACTGTCGGAGATCAGCGGTCCATGTCCAATCGGGTTTCCGCCGAATTCATCTCCTATTTCCATCCAAAGGATTAATTCATGAAACTGACCATCAAGTATCCTACCCGCAATCGTCCGGAGCAATTCAAAGCTCTGATGGAGAAGTATATCTCCTTGGCAAGTGGGAAACACGAAATCCGGTTCATTGTATCTTCGGACTTCGATGATCCAACCATGACGGCGACGGACATGATTCGGTGGATGGACTGTTTTGTCTTGGGATTGAAACGGAGCTTTCCTTTTGCTTCCGTCAGTTGGTTTGTCGGGAAGTCCAAGAACAAGGTGGAAGCCTGCAATGCCAATATGGAGAATGTGGACGGGGATGTTCTGATGATGATAGCGGACGACATGGTTCCGTTCACAAAGGACTACGATGACATCATCCTCACCAAGTTCTCCAAGGAAATCCCGGACGGTATGGGAGCCTTGAAGTTCTGGGATGGTCTCCGTAATAAGGACGACGATCTCATGTGTCTCCAGATTATCGGTGTCCCGTTGTTCAAAAGGATCGGACACTTCTTCCATCCCTCCTATGAATCCGTGTTTTGCGATGACGAACTCACCGCCGTCTGCAAGCAACTCGGCAAGTTTGTCCGGGATGAGCGTTGTATCATTCGGCATGAGTGGAATCGGAGTCACTTCGATTATGTCCGGGAGAGATCGGAGGACCGGGCAACGAAGAACAGGGATATGAAACGATTCCTGGAGCGGAAGAAAAATAATTTTGACTTACCGATCCAAGGATGACGTTTGCATTATTTGAAATGGACGGATACATTGAAAACAAAATTAAGGATATGATCCGATGACAAAAGATGCTGTTTGCAGGGCGATCAAAGCCAACATGGCACCAACGGTTGGAGAAGTGGATTTCAACGGCAAGAAGTATCTGTCGGCTCCGGTTGTGATGCTTCTGCCGGATGTTCTCAATGGCGTTCTCGTGACCGAGGATGTTGCCGCCAAGTTTCCGGAGACCTGGAATGGGATGCCGGTGACTCTTGGACATCCGATGAAGAACAATGTGCATGTGGATGCCAACCAGCCGGACATCCTGGAGGAGTTCAAGATCGGCCAACTGTTCGGGTGTCGCTGGGATGAGGGCAAGTTGAAGGGATTTGCTTATCTCGATCCTGATATCCTCGGCAAGAAGAATCAGACTCTGTTGGATAAGATCAAGGCCAACGAGATGGTGGAAGTCTCCACCGGATTTTTCTCCGATGACGACCCGACTCCCGGACAGTGGAACGGCAAGGACTATACTGTGGTGGCGAAGACAATCTATCCCAACCACTTTGCCATCCTTCCCAGCGGGATCGGAGCCTGTTCTATCGCCAAGGGTGCCGGTATCCCGCGAGTCAACCAGGAGGGCATTAAGGGAGCAGAAGGGGGCGTCGGATGTATTGGTGTGATTGGTCCTTTAGGTCAGGAGAAGCAACCTATGTCGGAAGGCATCAAGAACTTTTTCAAGTCTCTCAAGGACATGCTGTCCCGCTTTGATGACAATGCGGAGGTGGTCCTGAAACCGGAGTCCGTTCCTGCTCCTAAAAACAACCAGGAACAACCCAACCCAGACCAAGGAGTGAAAACGATGGAAACGACCGCGAAATCCGCAGTCCCCGCCACCGAGACTCCGGCTCCGACGACCCCCAAAGTCATGTCCGAGCAGGAGATCAAGACCATGATTGAAAAAGGCATCAAGGACGGAATCGAAGCCGAGAAGAAGGCAGTCCTGATCGCCAAGATCAAGGCCAACGAGAAGAACAAACTGCCGGACAGTGCCCTGAACGCCATGAGTTCGGATGAACTGCTGGTTGCCTGCAAGGACTTGATCCCGGCAGACTTCGGCGGTCTTCCGCCCCCGAATCCGAAAGCCAACGAGGACGACAGCGTGATCCCGGATGCGCCGCCCTGCTTCCTCGCTCCCGTGAAGTAATCAACGTCAACGAAAGGAATCACTGACAATGGCTACGCCGAAAGTAATTCTCCTTGAGGGTTCTGCCCTCTATCACAGCGGTATCGCGACCGCCGCCATCACTCCCGGGATGCTGGTCTCCCGTGGAGCCGCCGGTATCAGCAAGCACAGTTCTGCCGGGGGCAACGCCCGTCCTCTGTTCGCGGATTTCCAGGACTATGTGGGCAAAGGCATTGACACGGTCTGTGCGCAGAGTGATCAAATCCCGTACCTGCGCCCGCAAGCCGGTGCCGTGGTTTATGCCTATGTTGCCGCTTCCGCCGCCGCGATTACGGACGGTGATCCTCTGGAAAGCGACGGTCTCGGCGGTCTGCGCAAACACACCCCGATTTCCGTTGCGGAATCCGGGTCGGCCACCAAGTCGATCTACGCCGATGCCATTGTTGCCTACGCCCGCGAGAGCGTGGACAACAGTGCCGGGAGCGTCTACACCCGCATTCGCGCCGAAATCGCGAAGTAATCCAATCCAAAGAAAGGACTTTCAAGCAATATGAAACTCAGCGAATGGCTCAAAGGCGGTCTCAAGGCCAATGCCCTGCGGACCAACGATGTCCTCCAGAAGGACGAATGGAAGGCTCTCGACACCACGGTAATCCAGGCGGCAGAGGCCGAACTTGTCGGCGTGGCCGATCTCCGCAGTCGCGGTCTGGTCCGGAATCTCGGCGGTCTTGGCACTCTGATTGATGAGTGGCAGGCGATCACCGACATCACGGATGCACAGGTGGACATGTCCGGTGCCGAAGAAGGCGAGAAGGACACCATCTCGTACAGCACCCAGGGTGTGGCGATTCCGATCATCCACAAGCCGTATGACCTCAATCTGCGGCGTCTGCTGGCCTCCCGCAAGATGGGCACTCCTCTGGATACCCTGATGGCGGCCCGTGCCGGTCGCAAGGTCGGTGAAAAGGCCGAGTCCATCCTGTTCAACGGCTCCAGCGTTCAGGCGGACACCTACACGGTTCCGGGGTATACCACGTTTACCGGGCGGGTTCAGGTGACGATTCTGGGCAACTGGGATGACACCAATGCCAACATGGCCCGTGACTGCGAGACCCTGCTGGCGGCGGCGGACACGATTTACCATCGCGGTCCGTTCATCCTGTATCTCCCGACCCGGTTCTGGACGGCCACCCGGAGTCAGGAGAACACCTACGCCCAGACCACCTGGTTGGACCGGCTGAAAAAGTATGCCGAAATCGCCGCCATCCGGTGGTCCACCCAGCTGGACTACAACGAGGTGGTCATGGTCGAAATGCGGGCGGACACCGTCGATTTGGCGGTTGGTCAGGATGTGACCAATCTCCAGGGTGAGGAAAAGTTCGGTTTCGTCCAGAAGTTCATGGCGTTTGCGGCATTGGCCCCCCGTCTGAAGAAGGACGAAAACGGCAAGTCCGGCATCTTCCACGGCAAGGCCACCGGTCCGACCACCACCCCGGCACCGTAACTGAAGGAGAATTGAGATGTTCAAGGTCAAGCTGATCAATGGGCTCTTTTTCCAGATGGACGAATCGTCCGGTAAATCCGTGATGCGGTACCAGGGCGAAACCTTTCTGGCGGATGAGCGAGAAGTCAAGGCTTTGGCCGGGAAGATCGAGGTTCTTCGCAACTTGGAGGAGGCTCCTGCACCAGTTCCTCCTCCCACACCGGCAGTCCCTCCGGTGAATGTGAAGCAGGAGCCTCCTCCGTCCCTCGAACCGGAACCTGTCTTGGAACCCAAACCGGAAGTGATTCCGGAGGTCAAATTGGAACCCGTCGTCGTTCCCGAAGCGGTTGAACCGGCAAAGACCATGTTTCCCAAGGCTGAGGAGCCGTCAGAAGCGGTCTCCAAAGCGGCCAATGCCAAGTTCAGCCGTAAACCGTCCGACAAAGCGGCCAAAGTCAAAAAGGAGGGGCGTTTTAGACGCGCCCGCAAGTAACCTATGATCGACACCGCTCAGGTAAGGCGGATTCTGCGATTGGCGACTACAGTGGATGTTTCTGAAGCTGTAGTCGCCGCTCAGTCTATCCTGGATGACACAGCCACGGCTCTCTACACGGATGAGAAGCGGGATTTGATCGGAGCATGGCTGGCGGCTCATTTCTATGCTCCGGATGCTGTGGTCCGGACGAAAGTGGGGGAAGCTGAAACTCAGTATGCTCCTCCTGTCAACAGTGCCGGTCTGAACTCCAGCAAGTACGGCAAAATGGTCATGGCACTGGATACCTCCCGGTACTTTGCCGGGTTGGGCAAACGCAAGATCATCATTGAAGCCATCGGTCCCTGGGATCGGGATGCTTCGGTTACGGAAGTCTAAATGTCATCCACTGAACAATGGATGTGGATTGAAACAGTCACGGAAGTCTAATGGATTTTGTTCTTACACATGAAGCCACTTACTGGGCACCGGGAACTCCCGACGGTTTCGGACAGAGTTCCTATGCCACTCCTGTTCCGGTATCCTGCCGGTGGGAGGATAAGGCTGTCATGTTTGTGAGTCCTGCTACCGGCAAGCAGGAG